TGAAAGATTCTAATAAAATTAGTAAATGGAGTGACCCTGTAGATGAGAATATGATTCTAGATTACTTTAGAAGTGGTAGAGCTAACGGTGCTGTTAGAAATCAATACGATTTGTATATTGACAAACAGAGATATATAGATAGACTTAATAGATTAGTACCAATGGAATGGTTACTTCCTACAATAGGTCTAGGTGGAGCAGAATTTTTAAGAGAAAAACAAAATAATAAATCTAATTAATAATAATTATGGATAACAATAGTAATCAACTATTAGGTTGGGAAGCAGTAGCAGATGTATTTTCATCTAATACTATAGATAATAATCCTTTAGTAACAGGAAATCTACGTGAAGAACAGGGAGAGATTAGTGATGAAGAGATTGCACGTTTACAGAGACAGCACAAAGCTCCTTCTGTAAAAGACGTATTTGGAGATGATGCTGTTAAGACTTCAGAAAAGGAAGAAAAAGAAATAGAAGAACCAGTAGTAGAAGATCCTACTGAGGAACCTGCTAAAGATGATAAAGTAGTAGATACTAAAGAGAAAGAAGATAGTGTAGTAGATACTCCTACTGAAGGAGAAGAATTGGATAATGAAGGTATTCAAGTAACTGCATTCTTTGATGCTGTAGCAGAAGAAATGGGTCTTGAAGTAGAAGAAGGCGAAGATAAGCCTACTACTGTAGAAGAGCTCTGTGAATATTTTAGAGAGATGATTGAGGAGAATTCTACACCAGAGTATGCTAGTGAAGAAATTGCTCAGTTAGACGAATTCGTACGCAATGGTGGTAAGCTTGAAGATTATTTTAAAGCTGCCCCTGCAATTGATTATGAAACTTTTGATACCACTATCGAAGAAAATCAAAAGAGAATTGTAAGAGAATTACTTGCTGCTAAAGGGTTTAACGAGAAGCAAATTGCTCGTAAAATTGAAAAGTACGAAGATGCGGGTATCCTTGAAGACGAAGCTGAAGACGCATTGGAAGCTATGAAGGATATAGCTGAAGAGAGAAAGGAACAGCTATTAGCGCAACAGAAAAAGGAAAATGAACAGAGAGTAGAGCGCCAACAAAGATTTGTAGATGACGTTGTCACCAACATTAAATCTTTAAAAGATATACGCGGTATAGCTATTCCTGAAAAAGATAAGAAAGCTTTACTAAATTACATCTTTAAAGCTGACGCTGATGGTCTTACTCAATATCAAAAGGACTATTCTAAGAGCGTCAAAAATTTAATTGAGTCAGCCTATTTTACTATGAAGGGTGACACTTTGCTAGATACTGCTAAAAAAATTGGAACTAGCTCTGCTATAAAAACACTTAAACAAAGCTTAAAAAACACGGGTAGTTCAAAAAACTCAAAGAAAGTTCACACTAGTTCACCAAACTCTATCTGGAGTATCGCAGCACGTAGTTTAAATAATATATAAAAATATAAATTAATTTATGGATAACGGAATTCTGAATAATTTGCAAATCGGTAAAAGTAGATGGTTTTCAGATCTTATTGACGAAAATAAGATTTCAGAAGCAATGTTATCAAGACCTTATGAAGTAGAACGTATCGTATCTTACGTTTTTGCTGCTAAAGATGGTGCTTATGGCACATCTATTGATGCTATTACGGGTGGTCTTGGTAATGTAATGACCATTGACCAGAGTACGTATGAATGGTACGTAGAAATCGATACCGATAGAGCTGTAACAATTCGCTCTGCTAAATGGCAGGGTACAGAAATTACTGCCACTAATGCTGACACTATTATGGCAGGTATTGGTAACACACCTATCCAGATTTGGGTAGAAGACAAATGGTTTGGTCCGGGTGCTATTGTAGTACTTGATGACAAGGAATATCAGTTACGTATTTCTGGTGCTCCTATCCAGGACGGTAACCTGTGGTGCTATACTATGTTTATTGCAGATGGTCAGTCTAATTCTTATATTCCTGGTAAGTATCTGTTGGCTGGTCGTGAAATGTCACGTCTGGGTTCTGCTTACGAAGAATATAGTGAAGAAGCAGATATCCTGAACTACAATACTCAGTTCAAGATGCGTAACTACCTGTTCACAACTCGTTTGAGCTATGATATTACTGGTACAGCTTATGCAACTGTTCTGTGGATTGCATTGAAGGATCCTAAAACAGGTAAGAAATCTTATTTGTGGTCTGATTATCAGGAATGGACAGCATTGCGTGAATGGCGCAAACGTTGCGAAAAGATGATGGTTTACTCTAAGTCTAATCGTAACCAGGATGGTACTTTCTCTCTGAAAGGTACTAACGGTCGTCCGGTTTATTTGCCTGCTGGTCTTTTGGAACAGATCGCTCCGTCTAACAGACGTTATTATACTGAGTTGACAGCTGAATTGCTGGAAGACTTCTTGTTCGATTTGTCTTATAATGTACTTGGTACTAATGAACGTAAATTCGTTGCACTTACTGGTGAAATGGGTATTCGTGAATTTGACCGTGTATTGAAACAGAAAGCAGCTACAATGAACTTGATCGATACTAAGTTCGTAAGTGGTAGTGGTCAGGAATTAACACTTGGTGGTCAGTTTGTAACTTACAAGATGACTAATGGTATTGAGTTGACACTGAAACACTTCCCGCTGTATGATAATACTACAGACAACCGTCTGTTGCATCCGATTTCTGGTAAACCGCTGGAATCTTATCGTTTTACTTTCTTGGATGTTAGCCGTCGTGATGGTGAAGCAAACATTGTTAAGGTAGTACGTAAAGGTCGTGAATTCATGCAGTGGTATACTGGTGGTTCTATCTCTCCTGCAGGTCCTGCTAAATCTATCAATACTTTGCGTTCTAATGCAAAGGATGGTTACACAGTTCACTTCTTAGGTGAAATGGGTATTATGGTAAGAGATCCGCGTGGTTGTGGTGAACTGATCATGGATGCTGAAGCATAATTCAGTGTATATACAAATACGCCGATAAAATATGATAAAGATTTATAGGGGCGTAATAGCCCCTATATTTTTATTAACAGGTTTAAAATCTATATTTATATAAATATATGGAAGCAACGTTAAGATTTATTAGAATTAATCCCTGGTCTGGGATTGCAAAGTTTAAAAATTGTTCTGAATACATCGCGTCATATTGGACAAGATCAGGTAACAAGTATACAGGTTTAACAGAGGAAGATGCTCGTAGATTAGAGAAAGCCATCGGTTATCCTGAAGGTCATTTAGCTCCTTATAGTTCTTTCTGGACTACTTATGCTATTAAAGTTGGTAATAAAGATTATTACTTACACACAGAAAGACCTGAAGATGAACTTGCATATTTGTTTCTTAAAAATCATAAAAGAGTAGCCTGCGGAACAGCTAACATCAAACCAAGTAATGATTTCGTATTGATTAATTCTGAAGCAGAAGCTGAAGAAAATAATAAGAAATTTAAAGTTAAACGTGAAGCTTACGCTAACTTTACTAAGATGTCACTTGAAGAAATGCGTAAATGTCTTAGACTTTATGGTATCAAATCTGATTCTATTTCTAGTGAATTAGTAGAAAGTAAGCTTAATGAGTTAATTGAAGCAGATCCTCAGAAGTATCTCTTACTTTGGGTCAACAACCAGAATAAAGAAACTCAATACTTGATTGAAGCAGCTATTAGCAAGAATATTATTCGTAAGAATAAGAACTTGTATTACTATGGCACTGATGTAATTGGACGTAGTATGGATGAAGCTGTACTAATGCTTGATGATAAGAAAAATCAGGATATTAGATTGGCTATCATGCAAGAAATAGAATCCAAGTAAATATGACAATAGCAGAAGCACATATTGCATTTAAAGTAGAAGCTGACAAGAATGCTGTTAATATAGGCATGTCTGGATGTCCTTCTTTCTTACCAGAAGAAATAGATTATTGGTTATATACTGCTTATCTAAGTAAAATAGCTACTAAGTTTACTGGTAATAATACTATACAAACTTCTTTTGAAGGTAATACTAAACGTGTAACAGATTTAGAAGGTCTAGTAAGAACAGACAAAGGGCTAACTTTGCTTAGTGAAACTACTAATAACAGATTAACACTTAATGATTTTAAATCAAGCATTAAGTATGGTAGTGATACACAAGATAAGCGTATGTACTTCATACAGGGTACTTTACATTTTGGTAGTAAACTAGCTAATGTTAAGTTAATAAGTCATGAGAATGCTTTAAGATTCTTAGAAACTTATAACAATAAGCCTTGGATAGAAGAACCTGTTGCTATATTAGAAGATAACAAGTTGATAGTGTTCGTGGATAGGGATCTTATGACAGGTCCCTATACTATCGACTTAACTTACTTAGCATATCCTCGTAAGATTAATAATCAGGATATTACATCTACATTAGATGAAATACCAGAGTATATGCAATATGAAGTAGTTAAGTTAGCTGCTGATATGGCATTAGAAAATGTTGAATCACCAAGAGTTCAATCACATCCACAGTATGTGGCACAATTAGCAGAATAATATGAGTAGCAAAGAAATGCAAATGGAGTTTGAGCGTAGACTCCAACTTATTAGTCCAGATCTCACTATAGAAAATAAACCGAATTCAGATTTGATTTTTTCTATACTCAATGAAGCACAGGATCGCTATGTAATGATGAACTATGTAGGTGATGATCAAATGGAAGTTGAAACCAATACTCAAACTAGAAATACAGATTCTATTAAAAGTTTATTGGTTGAAAGAGAACTCACACAAAGCGGTTCTACATCAAACGGTATAGCTAGATATAGATTACCTTATTCTACTACTGATGAGTATTTCTTATACGTACACTCCGTAAGTAAAGTAAAAGGCACTTATAAGCAGTATACTACTGAAACTAAAGTAGATAATCAATTAGTAAAATATAGAGATCTACCAAAGTTTATGAAGACTGCTTATAATACTCCAATTGTAAGACAACCAGCAGTAGCTTTAATATCTGATCCAACTACTAAGTATATGTATATGGAAGTAGTAGTAGATGCTTACACTACTCTAAGTGGTGTTATTCTTACTTACTATAGAAAACCATTAAGATTTAATACTACAACTGGTGCTTCAAAATGTGAATTACCTGAATCTGTTCATAGTGAAATAGTTGACCTTGCTGTTAATATGTTTATCACAGAAGGTAAATACAGATTACAAACTAAACCATCTAACCAAAGTAATAGAGAATAATTATGAAGTTCATTGAATTACAAACTGCATTTGAAACCGAAATAGGTTTGCTTGATAATAATATTGAGAAACCAGTTACAGCAGATATTGAATATTGGTTAATGGCTGGTTTAGATAAGTTTATTAAAACTAGATACTCAGGTATTAATTACAAGCGTACAGCATTTGAACAGGATCAGAAAAGAATTGATGATCTTCGTACACTTGTAACCAATAAGACATATCAGTTTACAACATTCCCAGAAGAACAAGTAGTTACATTACCAACAGATTATATGTTTACTTTAGGTGAAACCGCAGTAATCTATAGTAATAATAATTGTTGGCCTAAGGGGCCAAATGGTCAACCTAGGACTAAACACACAGATGTGTTAGAAGCTACTATTGAGAATTTTGATAGACAAAGACAAAATACATTATCAGAATATAGATTACATGGTACTTCAGCAAGACCTTTGAGATTATTTCAGGGTAATGAAATCCATTTATATACTGATGGTAATTACAATATAAAGAATTATATCCTCACATACTTGAGGACTCCCAAAAAGATTAGCCTGACTGATGCTCCTTTTGATGAGTATACAGATATGCCAGTATCAACTCATTCAGAAATTGTAAAGCTAGCAGCGGAGTTATACTTGGAAAATCAGGCTAATCCAAGATATCAATCGTATATTAATGAGATAAATACGATGGAATAAAGTTTAGTTTACGCGGAAATCTGAAACATGGAAAGTAGAAGACTAAACCAGTTAAACTAAGCGCTTTGTTTAACTAATAAAATTAAAATAATATGTTACAACACGTAAATACGGTACTCGTTGCTAAGACAGCTCCGGCTTCGTTCTCTAATGTAGATTCTTTAGCTGATGGTGCCATTGCTTTGTTTGATGAAAACAAAAAACTGTTGACAACAGCTGCTAATGCTGCTGCTGCTAATGCTATTTATGTTGGTGTTTGCCAGGGTACAGAAGACGTATATAACGAAGAAGGTACGAAGACTACTAAGGCTGTGATTAAGTATTCTATGCCTATTCAGAAAGGTTCTTGCCCTTCTATGGTTATCACTCCGTTCGTAGCTAAAGCTGAAGATAAGATTGTTATCACAGCTACTAATGTTACTCCGGAAATTGGTCACCGTTATGTTTTGCGTCTTGTTTATAATGACATTCACGAAGCTCCGGGTCAGTTTACTCATACTTATGAAGTAATCGCTAAGACTACTGCTCCGAAAGATTTGATTGACACTTTTGTAAAGAAGATTAACAATCACAAAGGTGCTCGTGTAGTAGCTACTTCTAGCGCTGCTGTTCTTACTTTGAATGCTAAGGAAATTCCTTACAATCAGGGTATTACGACAGACGCAGGCTATTGCCAGGTATCTGTAGAAGCTTTCATGTGGACAACAATTCCTTCTGGTTTGCTGAGCAATGTAATGTATCCGATTTCTAATCTGACAATTGCTAAGACTCAGGGTACTCCGGGTCGTGGTAATGCTTACATTGTTCGTGATCGTGAAAATTGGAACTTAGGATATGAAGGCATTCAGTACCGTGCTAATGCTATCTATCCGTATATCGCTCCGGAATTCAGATCTGAATTGGATGCAGAATATGATACTATTACAATTGAATGGGATAACAAATATCTGTCTAATGACAATCAGTACATTAAGACTACTCCGTTATCTGCTGAAATCTATGTTAACAAAGGACAGATCTCTACAAATGCTCTGTTTGTTAATATGATTAAGTCATTCATTGCTGGTACAGATGTAACTGCTTAATTAGCAAATAAATTTAACCATAAAAGGGGATTGGGGAAGTTATCCCCAGTCCCTTTTTTATTTATACGATTGATATGAATAAAATTAATGAATCTCTGTATTACGCAGAAGTTAAATTATTAAAGAATTACTGTAGCAATTGTTTGGATAACAAAATGAAAGAGTTAATTATGATGTTCTTATTTAAGAAAACTCTTTATGATAATGCTACAGAATTAGGTTTAACAGAAGATGCTGATCTGTATTACAAAGAAATGCTGAATATGTTAAATCTTAGAAAGTGTGATTGTAATATAATGTGTAACAGTTGTAATAAATGTGGTAATGGAACTTGCACAATATGTAAATAAAGTTGGGGAATTAGTTAATCAGTCTACTAAGTGCAATGTAGAATTAGATAAAGTTTCTATTACCAATTTAGTATTATTGTTGCATTTAGGCAAATTATCTAGTTGGGCTAGTACTAAAGTAGATGATGAAGATTTTCCCATTACTCAGGAAGATGTAGATAAAATTATAGAATGTATGTGTTGTTTAAAAAAACAAATTAATTTCTATCCAGAAAAAGATATCGATGATGATTGTATATTAACAGAAGTAGAAGAACATATAATTCAAGAGTAATATGAATAAAAAGATATCACAATTTGAGGTTACCACATCTTTTGAAGATAATGACATTCTAACTCTTGTACAAGATAAAACTAATAAGATAATTCATAAAGATGATTTTGAAACTAGTTTATCTGGTACGTTTGCAACTAATGAAAGAGTAGATGGTATTGAAGAAGATGTAGCTAATCTTGATATTAAAGTAGACAACAATTATACAGATCTATCCAACAAGATAGTAGAAGGAGATACTAATGTTACTAATAACCTAAGTAGTAATATTAATAGTTACTATGATGTACTAAACAATAAGATCATTACTCTTGAAGATAAACATGATAAGGATTTAACTGAAGTTAATGATACAGTACAGGGTTGGATAGATACTATTGATGATAAGTCTACTAAAGAACAATTACAAAACCTATTAAATAGGTTGATTGAAGATGAAAACATTATTACAGCATTAGCAGATTTAATTGCAAATGGTGGTGGTAGTGGTGAAGCACCCGGTTTTCATACACAACCTACTAGTACCATATTTCCATTATCAGGGTACTATAAAGGTGAAAATGCTGATCCTTTAACTACTACAGATACCTTAAATCAAGCATTAGGTAAGCTGGAATGTCAGATAGATAACATTGCTTCAAGCAGCTCTGGTTCACTTCCTTTGATTAAAATAGGACAAACCACTGCACCTAGTGATGGTACAATATATACTTCAGGTAAAGTAAAAGAAGATTATCTACGTAAAGATGGTGATACTGCAACAGGTTATACTACATTTTTGGCAGGTATACAAGGTGGTAAAACCTTTAGATCTGGTTGGGATGGTGAAGGAGCTAGTTTATGGCCTGTAAACACCAAATGGCATTTAGAAGTAGATGATTTATTTGTTCGTGGTAATCTGACAGTAAATGAACTAATTGTAAATGAAATAAAAGCTGTTGGCGGAGATATATTAGTTACAATGGCTGATATGGAAATCGTTGAAGTAGTAGATGGTAGTGATGGATGGACTTGCTACTTTGATGACGAAGATGGTACTAAGTACAATCAGTTTAGGGTGAGAGACCAGGCTATCTGTCAGAAATTTGATGGCAAGAATGTAAAGAGATACTGGAGAATGGTATCTGAAGTTGGTAATAACTTCATCGTCCTTTCTAAAAGCGTATGTGAACCAGGTAGCGCTAATCCTGAAGTAGGAGATAAAGTCTTATTGTTAGGTCATAGGGTAGAAGCAGATCCTGAATTGAATTCATCTATGAATGATAGACGTAATGCTATATTCATTTCTGCTAAAGGAGAAGGAGCTCCTAGAATTGCTTTCTATGATAACATTGATGATTTTACTCTAGCTGGTAAAGATCGTACTGTGATCGGAAAGGAAAGTAAATTTGTTGGTACTTTAATGCAAACCACAGAGACAGGTGATGTAGTTAGAGTTCCTATTTATCGTGGAGAATGGAATCCAGATACTACTTATAATTATTACGATCAAGTTACATATCAAGGTAGTTTGTGGATTGCCATGAAAGATGGAGTTACTAGTGTACCAGGTCCTGATAATGATGAGTGGCAATTACAAGTATCAAAAGGTGATTCAGGTAAACCTGGTGATGATGTAGCTAAATGGGTTGAAATCACTGGTACAAGACTGTTCTTATATGATACTCCTGATTACTCTGGTACACCAACTCCATCATCTGTAGTATTGTATTGTAATACTTATGGTATGACTAATCCTACATATGAATGGAGATTGTTAACCGAGCCGATAGAAATAATTGGCAATAATGTAAGTACTGAAATACCACATACAATATTTACTACAAGGACAGCTAATGTACGTTGTGTAGTTACTGATTCAGATGGCAGTCAATATTATGATGACATACAAATTGCTAAATTAGCAAATGGTGCTGAAGGATTAGATGCATATTATGTAGATTTAACAAATAGTACTGTAAATATACCTTATGATTCATCTGGCAATACTCCATTAGTAAATTTAAATACTATTTATACAGAAGTGTATGCATATCATGGTATAGACCCTATAGAAATTGTATCTATAGAAGCTTCTACGATTAATGGAAATGCTACAGTTGAAATACAAAATAACCGTATTACATTAAGCACAATTACTACAGTAAGTGCTACTATAAGATTGACTATCAAAGTTACAGACGCTACTATCCTTACTAAGGATTGGTATATAAATAAAACTCATGACGGAGAATCTGGATTCGATGGCATAGATGCCGCGTATGTGATGGTTACAGGAGAACAGGTATTTAAATATACTTCTGGTGCTACTACTCCAGTTCCAGCTACAATTAATTTATTAGCTACTGCGTTTAATGTAGAATCACCCATGTTTTACTGGTACTGGGCTCTACCCGGTACAAATGATTGGCAAGAACTAGTAAATGAAACTGGTAATAACCTATTAGTAAGTCCCACTGGTAATTATTTCTCAGGTAATAATGAAGTAACCTTTAAGTGTGAAGTTACATCTACTAATGGAGGTGCTACATATATGGATATGATGACCATCAATAAACTGTATGACGGTAAAGATGGTGAAGGTGGTTACAGAGGTACGTTAACAAATGAAGCTCATACTGTATCTGCCAACTTTAATGGAGAAGTAGATCCTACAGAATTATCTAGGGCTGTAACTGAAACTCGATTGTGGTTTGGTATAGATCAAATTGAAAATAATAATTATTCTATTACAAGTACATTAATAAGTGGTGATGGTTCAGTAAATGTAGACAATACTAGTAAGAAAGTAACAGTAACATCTCTTACTTCGGATACTGCTGTATGGAGAATTCATTTCTTAGTTGATGCTAAAGAAGTAGATGTTTGTGATTTTACTGTTACTAAAGCTAAAGGTGGTGCAGCAGGTTATCAACCAATATCAATATACTGTATGACTAATAATACACCTAGCAGACCTACATTGACTACTAGACCTTCTTCCTCTGGTACATCTAGTGGTGGTTATACTTGGTACCTTGATCCTACTTACTCTACTAGTTATGCTACATGGGAAAGTCATGGTAACATAGATCCTAATAATAATGGTGTAGTTGTAGTAGACCAAACTACCGGATATAGATGGACAGCCCCAGTAAAGATAAGTGGTAAAGATGGTGCACAAGGAGATAGAGGGCCTGCTGGTTCCCCAGGATCTCCGGGATCTCCGGGTTCTGATGGTTTAGATGGACCAGGATTAAATTATAGAGGTGAATGGAAATCTGGTAAGACTTATGGTTGGACAGCTGGAAATGCAGGTAATGTGAGAGACGTTGTTAAAGATGGTAGTTACTACTATATGTGGAACAAATACTACAGGGGTACTGCACCAGTGGCTTCAAGTAGTAACAAACCATCTAATAGTTATACTACTGTAGATGGTACTTCTGGTAGATACTGGACTCAATTTGGGGCATCCTTTGAATCAATAGCTACAGGGTTATTATTAGCAGAAACAGCAACTATTGCAGGTTGGGAATTTGCAGATCAATACATTTATGCTCAATCTAATACTATGCGTTTAGATGGTAGAACTTCACCATTAAGCGATGTGCATTTAGCAGCTGGTAGTAATGCAGCATCTAGTCCTGGTAGTGCTCCTTTTAGGATAAAAAAAGATGGAAGTATGGTTTCCACTAAAGCTAATATTACTGGTACAATATCAGCAAGTAGTGGTGATATTGGTGGAGTTCAAATTAGTAATGGTTTAAGAGGAAGTGGATGGTCATTAAGTAACTCCGGATATTATTGTAGTGGGGATGGAGTTAACGCTGGTTTTGGTATCAATTCTGCTCCAGCAACGTATGGTAAAAATCTTCCAATGTCTATAAGTTATACTAATAACGTTTATGGTGATTATATTTTAGGATCTACTATCAGTGCTAATAACTCAGAGGGTTGGGCTGTTGGTTTAGCTGTTACTGGTGGTTTTCTTTGGTGTAGACAAGGAGTATATGATACATGTAAAGCACAATTAAATCCTAATGCTTCTGGAAATAGTATTCAACTAGTTTGGCCCAGCGGTAGCAATGGTAGTGGTTACGGTTGGAGATTTGAAATATATAGTACTAGTTACAGTACGGTATATTTACCGGATAGATCATTACTAGCTAAACATTTAGGCTTAAAAAGTAGCGATTATTTTAATATAGAAGTGCTACTTTATGCTTCTAACTGGGGCACTTCGTATAATATTTTTCCTAGTTCTGGTATGTCGCTGTTTGATGAAGCTGGTAGAAGTATAAGTAGTTATAAATTAGACAAAGCTATGGCAAGAAGATTTTTAATTACAGCTTCAGATACTTATTATGCAAGAACAATTTAATATTTAAGTTATGACGATAATAGTAAGAAAGAGTGATGGTTATGTACTAAATAGTGATGAATTTAATGGTTTAGACATGACTGATCAAATAGATGTTTTAATAAATGATCTAGATCTTAATTATTATGATATAGTAGATGTTGAAGATCCACACGATGAGACTATAAAATATCTAATGAAAAGATATTTCTATAAAAATGGTGAATTACTGTGTACATATTACATTACTGCAGAACTAGAAGAAGTGTTAAAAGAAGCAGAAGAAGAATTAGCTTCTACTGATTATATAATGACTAAGGCTGCAGAAGCAATGGTACTAGGACAAGAACCTTCTTCACAATATAATTATACAGAAGTTGCAGAAAGAAGACAAGTTCTTAGAGATCTTATTAATGATCTTAGACAAAAGAAAGAAGATTATCCTTTCACCAGTATGTATCTAACTGAACCTTTAATCTATAAACAATACAGTAATGATAAAGAATAATGTATATTATGAATTCTTTGCAAGCTATATGGTACCCAATTCTAATGAAGTTGGGTACTGGATAGACTTGGGAGCAAATTCAAAAGGAAAAGTAATTAAAGTATATAATCCTGATATTAAGTCTTGGGTTAAACTAACAGATGCTACTAGTGAAGATGCTGTTGCTCCTTTCATTGGTTCTAACGGTAACTGGTGGATAGATAATCGTGATACAGGTATCCCTGCTTCTGGTAAAAGTCCAATTATTGGAGAAAATGGTAATTGGTGGGTATTTGATTCTGCATTAAACGAATATGCTGACACTGGTGCTACTGCATATGGTAAGACTGCATATGAATATGCAGTAGATCATGGATATACAGGTACTGAAGAAGACTTTGGCAAAATGCTTAATGAAGTACCTAATGCGGTTAAAGATGCCAAACAAGCCGTAAAAGACTCAAAAGAAGTACTTCAGAATCCACCAAAGATTGTAGATGGTAATTGGTATATCTATGACTATGCAAAAGATACTTATCAAGATAGTGGTATTAATGCCGTTGGTGATGCATTTGTTATTGTAAAGACCTATCCTTCGATTCAAGCTATGCAAGATGATTATAATAATCCTGAAGTAACTATAGGACAATTTGTAATGATCGATACTGGTGATGTTGAAAATGAAGAGGATTCTAGATTGTATTTGAAAGGTAATACTGAATGGAAATTTATATCAGACTTATCTGGTGCACAAGGTATTCAAGGCTTATCAGCATATCAAGTAGCAGTACAACATGGCTTTGAAGGTACAGAAGACGAATGGTTAATCTCTTTAAAAGGTGAGAAAGGTGAAACTGGACCTAAAGGAGATAAAGGTGATACTGGAGAAAAAGGGGCTACTGGAGAAAAAGGGGCTACTGGTGAAAGAGGACCTCAGGGTTTACAGGGAGAAAGAGGTTTACAAGGTGACAGAGGTGAAAAAGGTGAACAAGGGCCTGTTGGACCTAAAGGCGAGCAAGGAGAGCAAGGTATACAGGGAATTCAAGGGCCACAAGGAGAACCTGGTCCCCAAGGTCCTAAAGGTGATACTGGTTCAGGATTAAATATTAAAGGAGAATTAGATTCTGAATCACAATTACCACAAGAAGGTGTATCTGGTGATGCTTGGTTAATTGCTGGTAATCTATACGTGTTTGTGGGTGAAAACGGTAATGTTGAATCTAATCCTAAATGGAGTAATGTTGGTAGTATTCAAGGACCAGCAGGACCGACAGGACCTAAGGGAGAACAGGGAGAACCTGGTCCTAAAGGTGAACCTGGAGATGATGGAGCACCTGGAATACAAGGTCCAAAAGGCGATCCTGGTGAAAAAGGAGAGAAAGGAGACCCAGGTAGTGATGCTTCTGTAACTAAACAGAATGTAGAAGCTGTGCTTACTGGGGACATTACTAGTCACAATCACGACAGTAGATATATATCTAAAAGTAATGCTAGTACATATACCCCTACTGCAGATTATCATCCTGCCACTAAGAAGTATGTAGATGATACTGTAGCAGCAGTAGATGTTACTGAACAAATCTCTGGTAAAGCTGATAAAACTTATGTAGATAGTAAGTTAGATACTAAAGTAGATAAGGAAGAAGGAAAAGGACTAAGCACTAATGATTATAGCGATAATGACAGACAAAAGGTAAGTAACATTGTAGACTATGTGACCGCAATGCGCTCTACCACGAGTATGAATACAATGGGCCTTTCTTTGGATAAGAAAAACGTCATAACTGGTTCAATTTATACTACTAGTTCTGTTACGTTCAATTCGGCTAGTTCTAAATCTGCAGGCGTATTGACGGCTAGCTATTTTGAGAAGCTTGACGCATTACCTTCTGCAGACGAGCTAGATCAGAAGATTAATACTGCTATAGGTTCAGTATATAGGGTAAAAGGTTCTGTAGCTAATTATGAAGCCTTACCTAAAGACAATGTAACAATAGGTGATGTATATAATCTTGAGGATACAGGAGCTAATTATGTAGCTACTTCAACTACTCCAGATTGGGATAAGTTAAGTGAAACAGTAGATCTTAATGGGTATTTAACTAAGACTGATGCAGCTAGTACGTATCAACAAAAAGGCAATTATCTTACTTCAGTACCTGAAGAATATGTAACTGAAACTGAATTAACTGCAAAAGGTTATGCTACTACTACTCAGGTTAATACAAAATTAGATTCCTCTGCATATACTGCTACAGATGTGTTATCTAAAGTAAAGACAGTAGATGGGGTTGGTAGTGGTTTAGATGCCGATTTACTTGATGGTAAACATGGCAACGAGTATGCTTTAAAAACAGATATATCTGATGAAGTATATATAAGCGAAGGTACACAACCTGATGGCGAACAAGAAATATGGGTTGACTTATCAGACAATACTTTTGATGAATTAGTAGTTACAGAAGCACCTAAAGATGGTAAACAGTATGCTAGACAGAATGGAACATGGGTAGAAGTAGAAGCAGCACCTAAAGATGGTAAACAGTATGCTAGACAGAATGGAACATGGGTAGAAGTAGAAGCAGCACCTAAAGATGAAACTGTTAAAATAACTGTTGCAAGTAATCAGTTATCAGATTCTAACATTAATGGTGTTACTATTACTATAGCTTATGGTGAAACTTCTAAAGTACTTACATGGGAAGGAACTGAACTTACTGCCACAATTCCAGTAAATACTACATATACTATTACTTGTAGTGATGTAACTGATTATGCTAAACCACAATCTCAAACATTTATTGCAGAAGCAGGTAATATTAGGATTATAACATTAACTTATAATACCACAATTGTAACAATTAATGTTACTAGCAATCATCCTGAATTACTTTCTAATAAGGTTGATGTAAAGTTATCAGGTTATGTAACTAAAACACTTTCTGGTAATCGTACCTATACTGTAAAAATTCCAACTGGTGCTCAATATACTATTGAGGGTACTGAAGTATCTATTTTTAGTTCTCCTAATTTTAGGAAATGGGTCACACCAGATTCTATAACTTCTACAGCAAATGGAGTAGCTGAAGAAAAAACATTAATGTATCGAGGAGCTAAATTGAAAATAAAATTAGCAAAAGATATTAGCGGTTTAGCAGACGTATATGTGTATTCTAATACTGTACCAAAGGAAAGTTCCTATACTTTGGTTACAAGGGTTACTGATGAAAATACATTTGTATTACCAACTACTGAAACTTGGACTATTGAACCTAAATCCGTAGCAGGATACATCACCCCAGAGATTCAAACTATTCAAATAAGTAGTTTGGATGATGTGAAAGAGGTCACTCTTGATTGGGAACAGATCACTGAAGAAACACACGCTATGTGGGTCCAATTTGACGAAACCACAAGTACCACTACACTAGAAAGAGGTGGTAATTTAGATATCATTACTAACCTTACTAGTAAATTTAAAAGATGTTTAGCGTTACCTCAGGATGATGGTTCTGCTGCTATTGCCTATTTAAATTCTACGGATAGTAATAAATGGGAAGATGGTTCTACTGTTAACCGTACTGGTGCTTATCATTATGTATATTACATGGTTCATTTCCCTAAATATTATTATCGTACAGAACTAGTGAGTATAGGTAAATTCAAATTGTATATATCTGATAGAAAGCTTACCGATTCTTATAAAGAAGAAAGAGAATGTTTGATTGGTGTATTTGAAGCATATAATACTGACGGTAAATTAACCAGCAGACCCAATACGACTAGTACTGGAAATCAAACTATAGAAACCTTTTTCAATCAAGCACAAACCAATGGTTCAAATTGGGGATTGATTGATTATAGAGCCCATAAAACTATTGCTAATTTATTCTGTGCTAAATATGGTAATACGAATATAAGTACAGATAATAGTAGCATACCTTGTTCCGGTGGTACATATCCTTGGAATAGTTCGACAGGTGCCACAGTGTCATTAGGTAACAGGGATGGAAAGTCTAGTAAAAGTAGTAATTTCTTAGGTCTTGAAGATTGTTATTATGGTAAATACGAATTCGTACAAGGTATTAATATTGTTAATAGACAATGGATAGTGTACGATGGAGGTCTTAAGGTAAATACTGACCTTTCCGGTTTAACATCTGCAGGATATACAAATATAAGACAAATTGTTGCCTCTTCTAGCAGCAATACTGCTGCCTCTTCTAGTGGTTGGATTACTGGTATTGCTCACGGAGAATACGCGGATATTATGCCTACTTACGTTAGCGATGGATCAGACACTACATATTATGCAGACTATTACTATCAAAATACGGGTTATAGGGTTCTGCTGCGGTCGGGTTATTCGGACTGTGGGTCTGATTGCGGGGTCTTCTTTTCGAATGCTGTTAATGATTCGTCGTATTCGGGTTCGGGTATCGGTTCGCGGTTGGGCTTTTATGGAAATATAGTAGTTAAAACAAAAGAAGAATTTTTGGCGTTAGAGCCTGGGTTTAATGGATAAACCTATAAAACTAGAGTCGCATTAAAAACAGATCCAAAGAATACTAAATATTGTTTGAAACTGGATGTAAAGAAATTCTTTACTTCTGTGAATCAAAAGATTATGATGGATTTATTTAGTAGAGTATTCAAAGATAAGAGGTTTCTGAATTTAATATCTGAGATAATTTATTCTACAGATAAAGGATTACCTATTGGTAATTATATATCACAGTTTGCTGCTAATCTTTATTTAACATGGTTTGATAGATGGGTAAAGCAGAAATTAAAAATTAAACATTATTTCAGATATTGTGATGATATAGTTCTATTTTCTTCTAATAAGAAAGAGTTACATCAGGCATTGCAAAAGATAAAGGAGTATATGACTTCATATCTTGAATTAGAAGTAAAACATGATTGGCAGATATATCCGGTAGATGATAGAGGAGTTGATTTCTTAGGCTATGTTTTTAAACATAGTCATATGAAATTAAGAAAAGATATGAAAAAAAAGTTCTATAGGAAAACCAGATATGTTAATCTTAATAAGAAATTTAGATCCTTAGCTTCTTACTGGGGATGGTGTAAATATGGTAACTGTTTTAATTTATGGAAGAGATTTACAGGAACAAATAGTATAAAAGAACTTAAAATTTTATTATTAGGTTATGACAAGAATTGCACATAGTAATAGCATCCCTATTTCTGTTGAATACTTAGGTTTAAATGAATGGGCAGTAAGATGGGATGTTCAAATAGATAGTGATAAAGAGACTGAAGAGAATATTGTTCATTACAAATATAATGAACACGTATTTAATCATTATCCATCTTATGATGAAATAAAGAAAATAGTTGATACGGGACAGTTTGATAATGAACAAGTACAAGCTATTAACTTTATTAAAACTATAATTAACACTTCAGTACTTACTGCGGATAAAGCTTTAGAAATGAAAACACTTTATCCTGTATGGGGAAAAGGAGATGCCTCTTATGGTACTTCTGTTACTAAGGGTTTTAGATTTAGAGTAGTAACAGATAATTCAGATGTACTATATGAGGTAATACAGAATCATACTTTACAAGAGAATTGGATTCCTGGAGTAGATACAGCATCTTTGTATAAAGTGGTTGATAAAGATCATGCTGGTACATTAGAAGATCCGATACCTTATACGCCACCTATGGAATTGTTTAAGGATAAATATTATACACAAAATAGTAAAGTGTATTTATGTATTAGGAATAGTGAAATACCACTTTCACATGATTTATCAAGTTTAATAAATAACTATGTAACTTTAGTATAATATGGGTACAATAAAAGTAAAGAAAGATGGAGAGTGGGTAAAACTACCCAATTACGGTGTAGAAGAATTTCCTGATGCGCCTTCAGATGGTAAGACATATGGCAGGAAAGATAAACAATGGTCAGAGATTATAGCTAGCAATCAGTATCTTGACTTAACAACTTTATTTCCAAGTGAAAGTGGTACATTATCAGATGAAAACTATCAAAAGATAGTTGATGCAGTAAATAAAGGAATAACAACAGCAAGAATTGAAACGGATCCTGATGGATTTAGCCCGATAACAATTAGTAATTCTACTGAAACATATAGTATTATAACAAATAGTTTAGCGATAGGCCCCAATGATCGTTCTATATTGTTGACAATAATAACCGTAATTATTAATAAGAGTGACAAGACCTATACTTCGGTATCTAATCAACAAAGTTTACAAAATACTGGTTCCGGTACAAAGTACCTCTCTGATAATGGTCAATATAGGGAGATAAATACTATAAGTGGTAACGGAGTATCTGAAATAGCAGCATTATCTCAATCCGCTTACGATGGACTTACTGAGAAGAAAAATACTACACTTTATATAATAACCGGTTAACTATGACTAATAAAGATATTAAGAATGCATATATAGGTACTACCGAAGTAAAAGCTATGTACTTAGGTAGTACTAAAGTATGGTCTAAAGAGCAAGTAGAAGTTACAGATGGGGTATATATAATGCTAAATGACTGGAGTTTTGTTACTGTAGATCAATGGAAAAATGCCAATAAACCAGATAATTTGGGAATTGCTATTATCTATGGTGATAAGAAATTATTATTAGATTATAAAAATATAGATCAGTATGACTTAAGATTATATGATTTTGGAACAGATATGCCTATAGCTTCCTATGATACCGATGCATTAAAAGATTTAAATGGATTTCAAAATTGTATGTATACGTTTGCAAATAGTCCGAGTTTTCAGGAAATTGCTATAAATTTAAAACTAACAACACTAAATAATGAAGATCTATTTCCACATGTACTTAGTTTTGGAGAAGCAGCAATATTACAGAGATTTGGAGACGATCTTCATACAGCTATGATGGAAGTTGGTCATGAAGGATATTCCCCATTTTGGACCTCTACTAGAGTAAATAATGAAGAGTTTTGGCGGATAGAAACAATAGATCATGTAAATGCAAATACTTCAGAAGTGATCTTACAGGCTATGGTTCATTATACGACCTCTCAAGAAGATACGTTATATTTTTTACCAATCTTTGATTTATCTAATCAATAAGAAAATAACCGCTATTAGGTATGTAATAGTGATTATTACTCTAAGCAACTTTTATAGTTATTTAACGTTTTAAATACACTATCAAAAGATAACACAACGCTAGCTAGATTTTCATAATTTAGTTAGCGTTTTCTATTTCAATATATCTCAAATATTACATCATGTTAGATAAATTACATAATTATTTTTTAGTAAGCCAAGGTGTTTCTACAATGAACTATTTTAAAGATTTAACCGGTGAAGGTATAACAAAGTTTATTGCTTGTGTTGGTGTCAGCCTACTAAATTGGTTGATGGGCACTTTTACACCTATCATTTTTGTATTACTATTACTAGGATTACTTATCATTACTGATGCTATACTTGGTTGTAAAGTATCAATCAAAAAGAATAGAAAATGTGAATCTAGACGTTTTTGGAAAACATTACGTAAGTTTGGTTGGTCTTGTGCTATTGTATGGTTTGCATCACGAATTGATGCTGATATATTAATATCATTTAATGCTCACCTATCAGAGCTTTTTGCAGGGCTTATTGCTGGAGTTGAGTTATGGTCTATAGTTGAAAACTTAAATACATTATACCCAGATGGTCCTTGGAGAATCCTAAGTAAAGTAATAAAGAGTAAAGGTGAAAAGTATCTTGATATAACCATAGATAAGAAAGACTTGCCAAAAGTTAAGCAACTGGTTAAAAAGATAAAATAGTGAATGTGTTGAGATATATTAAAATAGGTTTTGTTGCACTTACTGTCTTCTTAGGTTTAAATAATTATAGACTTAGTAATAAAGTAGATTACTTAGATAATAGATTAGCAGAAACTAAACATGCTTTACATTATTACGAAGGTAAACTTAATGATGCTGAGGATAATAATAAAGTCTTAATGCTTACTATAGACGATTTTAAAGAATCTAATGACAGTCTAGTACAAGTAGTAAGGAAACAAGCTAAAGAGCTTAAATTAAAAGACAAAGAGTTAAATACAGTATCTTCTACTGAAACAGTAATTAAAGATACTATACTACATAAAATAAAGGATCCTAATCCTGACTTTTTAGTAGAACTAAAACCAAATCAATTGACTACAATCAAAATAGAGAGAAAGGATAGTATATTAACACATATACTAGACATTAGGAATCGTCAAGATTTATATATAAGTGAACGTAAAGTTTGGCGTAAGAAAGGTTTCTTCAGACGTTTGTTCACACTAAATTTTAAGAAGGATTTAATAAGAGACTATCAGATAATGAACACAAACCCTTTAATCAAGACGATTGAAACAAGGGTTATAACTATTTCAAAGTAATTGCAAAATATTTCAATTTAGTATTAATCAATAAACAAATTGAAACTATGCATTTAAATAAAATTCTAGATCAAATCAAACACCATCCTTCTCCTACTGAGGCTATTGATAAGCTTGGTAAAGCTTTAGAAAAGCATGAAGGTAGTTTGTTAGAGAAGGGCTTCCAGATACTTAAATCAGAACTCTGTGCTAATGTATATGAAGCTATAAATGGTCCTCACTTTGATGAGGAACATGCCAGATACGCAGTAGAAGGCATGGAAAATGAGGATGGCACTAAAGGCCCTCATTGGACAGTTGAAGAGACAACGTCCGTTGCCAATCAAATGGGCATAAACTTAAGATCAGAGAAACATAACAAATGGGATTGGTATGTTGCTATGAATATGATCTATTCAGATTTTTATAAAGCTGTTGTAGCAATGACTGGCAGCAATAACACAAAACATTTTGCAGAACTTACCAAAGCTTGGATTTGTGACAAAGACATTTCAGAAGGTAAGATGTGGCATTATTACGTTTATATCATGTGTGATGATGAAGAGAATGATTATAAAGCTTATGAACACGAATATCATAAAGATAATTATTCTTTGAATCGTTATAGAGAACCAGAATATTTGGACTATGATAAATATTATCATAAACACGATCGTCCTTATGAATTACGTTCTCGTGGGTATGAATATGATGATTACTCTGATATGGAAATGCGACGCATGAAAATGGAGCGTGAAGCACGTGAAAAGGATATGCATAGTAAAACCCAGAGTAGAGATGCTAGAAACACATCTATTAGATATTTCTAATTATCAAACAATCAAGTAATTTAAATCAATTAAAAAATAAATCATTATGTTAGAAAACGAAAGAATAATTGTAGACCGTGGCGGTATTGACCCCGGTATCGCTGCTTTGATGCAAAATGCTAATAAAGGTTTTGATCCTGCTGCTTTGATGGCTATGATGAACAATGGTAATGGTATGTTCGGTGGCAATGGCGGTTGGTGGTGGATTTTCATCATCGTGCTCTTCTGGATGTGGGGCGGATGGGGTGGCAACGGCTTCGGTCGTGGCAACCAGGCTGAAACCAACTCTGACTTCGCTCGTTTAGCTGCTATGGGTAACCAGAACAACAACACTGATTTGTTAATGCAGGCTATCAATGGTAACAAGGATGCAATCAATACCTTGTCTACTAACTTGAACTGTGACGTTAAATCAATTGACACAGCATTGTGTTCTATTCAGAATGCAATTGGTAAAGTTGGTGGTGAAGTAGGTTTCTCTGCAGAAAGAGTAATCAATGCTGTTAATGCTGGCGATTGCAACGTAATCAAAGCTATTAGTGACTGCTGCTGCACAACTCAGCGTTCTATTGATTCAGTTAATCTGAATTTAACTCAAATGAATGCTGATAATAGATTATCTATCTGTCAACAGACTAATACATTACAAAATGCTATTACTACAGGATTTAACACATTAATGTCTGATAATGCAAGTAAATTTAATATCTTAGGTTCTAAGATTGACGCACAGACTCAGATTATCAATGATAAATTCTGTCAGTTAGAAATGAGAGAAATGCAGAATAAGATTGATGCTCTGCGTGATGAAAAGAACGCATTGCAAACTTCTGCTATTACTCAACAGCAGACTCAGAATATTGTAAATCAGATTAAACCCTGTCCAGTTTCTGCATACCTGACATGTAATCCGTACGGATGTAATGGTGGATTTACAGGTTATGGTTATGGATATGGCTACGGTGATAGCTGTTGCGCTTAATAAGAAAGGAGGTTATTATGTTTCCTTTCATGTTTAATCCTTACTTTGGACGTAACAATACCGTTCGTATTTTAGACCAAGTAATACCGATGCAGAATAGGCGTAAGCTTGTAGATTTAGTTATCTCTTGTGACGGTGAGCAGAAGAAACTGTCAGTATCTGAAGATAAAACAATGATGACCGATTCTACCATCGGACTTACTATAGCTACAGATAAAACTCAAATTGTAGATATGGTTAAGCAATCCTATAATGACTGCAAAGTTAAAAAGGAAAGCGTATTAAAATACGATGAAGAGATGAGGAGATGTGAAGACATCTTAAAATTACTTAATACAACTCCGGACATAACAACCAATGTGACAAAAGATTTCAAAGAACTTGATGAATTAAAAGCTGAAGTGAAAGAGCTTAAGCAACTTTTACAAAATGTAACTACTGTTCGTCCAGAGGTTAAAATAGAAACCCCCTCATCTGAGGAGAAACAAATTGAAATCTAAAACACAAAGGTTGGCTATTTAGTCAACCTTTTTTATTTTAATATTATATGAGTACATACAATAATAAATACGATATATTAGCAAGTACAATTGCTCCAAATCCAGCATCAGTTAAATATTGGGCTGATTTAGCATCTAATCCAAATGGCGGTGACTTAAAGTACTTTGATGGTAAGGAATGGAAATATGTTAATAATCAGGCTACATCAGATATTAAAGTTCTGAGAAATGATCTTACTTCCGAAGTAAACAGAGCTACTAGCCGTGAGAATGAAATAGAAGCTAAGGTTGATGCTTTAATTGGTGATGCTCCTGAGATTATGGATAGCTTACCTGAGTTAATAGATGTTATTAACAATCATGCAGAAATTATTGAAGGTAAGGTAGATAAAGTATCTGGTAAAGGTCTTTCTACTAATGATTATACTACTGCGGAAAAGAATAAGTTAGCAGGTATAGCAGCTAATGCAAATAACTATACATTGCCTACTGCTTCTGATTCTACTTTGGGTGGTATCAAAACAGGTTTTGTATCTACTGATACTAAGAAGGCTGTTAAATTGCAAGATGGTAAAGCTTATGTAGAAATAGATTCTACTAACATTGAAATTAATGATATACCTAATGCTGAAAGCTTTTATTCTTATGGTGTATCTTGGCAAACAGGTTCATTGAATGCAACTTTAGCTAGAATTGGTAATTTAGATTTACATCGTACTTTACCAATTCAGAATAAGATGAGAGGATGCACCTTAGCAGATGATGGTACAGTAAATCATTATTTCAAAGACGACTGGTCTGCTAATGAAGATGGTACACCTATTAAGAAAGATGGTAGTGACGGTATGGTAATGATTGAAATACCTGAATTCTATGTAAAATGCCAAAGTAAGAATGGTATAGATAGTATGAGTATTTCAGAATATGCATTAGATGGTTATACTCTGGTTAAAAAGCAATATGTATCTGCTTATGAAGCTACTATAGATAGAACTAACACTAGTACTTTAAAACTTGCTTCTGTAGTAAATACTACTGCTAATTTTAGAGGTGGTAATAATGATGCTACTAAAGATGAAGCAGAGAATACTCAATTAGGTATGCCTGTAACTGCTACTAGTAGAGCTAACTTTAGAAAATATGCTAGAAATAGAGCTACTGGTACTAAATGGAATATGTTGGATTTCTTTGCAACAAATACTATTTGGTTACTGTATTCTATTGAATATGCAAATTGGAATTCTCAGTTAGCCTTTAATGAAAATTTATCTAACGACGGTTTTAAACAAGGTGGTTTAGGTAGTGGTGTTACAAATGTTACTGGTAGTGATTGGAATACTTTTAATAGTTATTATCCAATTATTCCTTGTGGTACTAGTGATGCTCTTGGAAATAAAACCGGTGAAGTTGAATATACTTTACCTTCTACTTTCAAACCAGATAATGTAGTAAAAGTAAAAGTACCTAGATATAGAGGTATAGAAAATCCATTCGGACACATTTGGAAGAATGTTGACGGTGTTATTTTTGATATTAAATCTGATGCAGATGGTGGTACTAGTACTATATACTTAGCAAAAACCGAAGCTGATTATGGTGACACTGTTACTGAAGGTTTTAGTGAATTAGGACAATTACCTAGAAAAGGTGGTGCTATCTCTGATACTTACTTGGGTACATTCATCCCATCAGAAGCAACAGGAGCTAGTTCTACTACAGGGAGATGCGATAACTTTGAAACCAATATAGCTAGTTCTTCTTTAAGAACTTTGTTCTACAGCGGTGCTGCTAATGACGGCGCTCCTGCCGGTCTCGGTTATTGTCGTTCGAGTTATGCGGTCGGTGGTGCGTATGCTGGTTACGGCTCACGTTTAGTATATAGACCGTAAACATTTATAGGTTGATGTCAAGTAAAAAACAGCAGTAATGCTAATAACAGCACTAATGCCAGTCTCAGTTATTGTAATTCGAATAATACAGTCAGTAATACGAATGCTAATTACAGCTCACTTAAAATTTCTTTTTGTTTTGACATGACCTTGGCTCTTGCCAAAAAACAAATAATAAAATCAGCGGTGTTAGTAGTTTCGGCGAACGCTCCTCTTATCACAATTTTAATGAAAAGAATTTCCAATATATTTGAAGGTATAACAAATTATAACAACATCTTGTATGCAGATGAGAAAGCTCGTAAAGGGAAATTACATTCATATGGTGTTAAACATCATAATAGAAATCGTGAACGTAATCTTCATAAGCTACAGGATGCCTTAACAAATTTAACTTACAAAACTTCAGAATATAGTTTATTCACAATTCATGAACCAAAAGAAAGATTAATATATAGATTACCATACTTTCCAGATCGTATAGCTCATCATACATTAATGAACTATTTAGAACCTATATGGGAGAAGGTATTTATTGCACATACTTATGCTTGTAGAAAAAATAAAGGTATTCATAAAGCAGCACAAGATATAAAGAGAGTATTAAGGAAAGATACAGTTAATACTCAATATTGTTTAAAATTAGATATTAAGAAATTCTATCCTTCTATAGATCATGAGATTCTTAAGTCTATAGTAAGAAGAAAAATAAAAGACACTAGAGTATTAAAGTTGTTAGATGAAATAATTGATTCAGCACCAGGAGTACCTATTGGTAATTACTTATCACAGTACTTTGCTAATCTATATCTAGCTTACTTTGATCATTGGATTAAAGAATGTAAGAAAATAAAATACTATTTCAGATATGCTGATGATATAGTAATCTTTAGTAAAGATAAAGAGAGTTTACATACTTTAATCAAAGTTATAATCGAATATTTAAATATCAATTTAAAACTAACGGTAAAGAGTAATTATCAAGTATTTCCCTTAGCTTCAAGAGGATTAGACTTTGTAGGATATAAATTCTATCATACTCATACATTACTTAGGAAAAACATCAAACATAATATGTGTAAGTGTTTATCTAGGTTATACAATAAGACATATAGTAAATCCTACGCTAGACGTAAAGTACGTTCTTACTTTGGTTGGTTGAAGTTTTGTAATTCTATCAATTTTTGTAAAAAGTTAGTATTAAGGGTTTGTAAGAAATATAATCTAACAACACCTGAAATATTTGCACCTAAGAAAGATATTATATCAAATGTCTTAGATAAGAAATTAAAGTTTATAGGTTATAAAATCTATAATAAGTATTTTAAATTATATGTAATTACTAATAAACTAATTAGTGTTACATCTAAAAGTAGATTATTATTAAGTTTAATGAGAAATATTATAAGTACTTATATAATTATAATATTTCATAAAAGATATAATGCATATGAAATCTTGCTATAGTGAACGTCCTGAAATGATTCAAAAGTTAGATGATAATTCTTACGCTTTTAATTATAATATTGAAGAAGTAAAGAAGGACGATAATACATATTATGAATGTGAACAAGTAATTATTAATGAATCTAATATCAATGATGATTCCATTATTCGTGATGTATTACTTAATAATTGGGATGTTAATCAGCAATTGAAAATGGTTAATGATTACTTTGCATATAAGTTAGGTTTAAACAAAGATGAAATGTGTAAAACAAGATATGAAAACTTCTTGGATTTTAGATCTAAACTTAAAACAAGTGTAACTAAAAGTATAATCTAATGGAACTCAGATTAGATAGAATATTTCGTACTAATGAATATACTATTGGGGAGTTATATGTAGATGGTGCTTATCTATGCGATACACTTGAAGATCCAGTAAGACCATTACCTGAAGTATGTCCTAATACACCTAAAGGAATTGCATGTAAATGCAAGGAAAAGGTGTATGGGGATACTGCTGTACCTGCTGGTACGTATGAGGTGAAATTAAGCTATTCTAACCGTTTTAAGCGTATTATGCCTGAGATACTTAATGTACCTCACTTCTTAGGTATACGTATCCACAAAGGCAATAAAACAGCCGATACTGAAGGATGTATACTGGTAGGTACTTGGGATGGGATGAAAGAAGATTGGATATCTAATTCTACTGTAGCTTATAACAAGCTTATACCCCTACTTCAGAAGGCGATGGATAATAAAGAACAAATAACAATAACAATAAATAACTTATAAGTATGAAGAAACATTATGAAACATATGTAGAAGATACAGATAAGCTTATAAGTGTTGCAGGTCCTGTATTAGATTATAAGTCTTGGTATGAGCAATACAGGAAATTAATGGAAGAACAAGCTCAACGTAAATACGGTCTTTATACCCCTACTTCAGAAGGCGATGATGATGATTTCCCATCTATACCAGGTATGGTTGCAAGGTATTCAGCATTAGGTCTTACTAATGAACAAATGGCAGAGAACCCTGTATGGAAAGATCTTATGGGCAATGGGTATGATTTACAGATGAAGAACTTTGCTTGGAAGGGGATGTCTGGAGTTGGCGGGTATGAAATGAATTTCAATTTATGGACAAACAATGTTCCAAGCGTTCCAGATATTTCTATGTCTACGACGACTACCTCAGTTAGTGTAAGTGTTGGAAATTCTACTTATAATAACAATCTTATTTATATTCATATAAATAATTGGGATATAAATAAGAATCACTGGTTAAAGGTCACATCTACTTATGAAGATGGAGATCTCGCCTTTATATTTTATAATAATAGCAATACTAAAAAGATTGGATTGCCAGCTAACGGCTATGTAAACATACTTGCATACCCTGAATTTAAAGGCAGTTATATGTATATCTCAACTACATCTAATAAGCAAGGTTCATTTACCATCGAACAACTACCCCTCTACCCTGGCTTTATCCTCGGTGACGGAGTAGACGACTTTGCGGTTACAGAGAAGGAGCTTAACTTCGAGGATACCTATACGGTGTACACGGCGTTTATTCCGTTTCAGAATAATCCGACAAGGAATATGATTTTGTGTGGAGCTGATAGCAAAAAAACTTTTTCCATGCAATATTCGTCTTTGGTTTATGTATCTTTTATAGCGAGTAATAACTATTATATAAATGCTTATTTTGTTAATGGTCTTAATTTGTTTGCTTGTAAACGAAATGGTAATAATATATGTATTAAGAACTTATTAACTAATAAAGTTGTAACAGGTACGTGTGGGGACTGGGTGGAAAACGCTGGGCCATATTATTTATGGAAGAATGCAACTCATGCATCTTTTGCTAAAGCCGCTATTGCCGGTCAAACAATCTGTAATGGATATTTCTCTACCGATGAAGACGATGAAAAGGTTCTCAACTGGCACAAAAAGCAATATCCCTGGCTCTTCCCCGACCAGGCATGGACTGTCACCGGCAAGACCAACGAGGACAAAGATCGTGCTACTATTGCCAACATTACGGGCAATGGTAATGATCTTGTACTGTCTAATTTTGGGTTTATTGAAGGGAGTGGCTACAATGAACAAGGGGAATATGCTGGCTATCTAGTTACTGATGGGGTGGATGACAAGATAACTTCTTCAGATTTTAAAATGGGTAAGGATTTTACGATTGTTGGGGATTGGAAGTTTATAATTGATGAAAATAAAGGTTGTGGTTTGGTAAAAGTACCTAAATTATTTATTTATAACTCAAAAACCGGACTTGATATTTATATTAATTCTAATTCAATAAAAAACATTTTAAGCGGAATTAAAGGCCTTAATGCGGTATGTTCTGATGGTAGGGTATATGATTGTAATTGGAATGAAATATCGGTCAAGTATGGTAATATGGTTGATATTAATAGTTCTTTTCTAATAGCGAATAGTGGAAATATATTTACCAAAATGGCTTTTAAAAACTTGGGCATCTACGATGGTAAAATCCTCTCCAAAGACGAATGTATCAAAGCATATAACTATTTACAAACTTTAAAAGCAAAATAATATGAAGTTTATAATAATACCAAAAGAATTATTTGATTCTATTCCAGAAGAAGCAAAAAAACAACTAGGAATAGATAATCCAAGGATGAACATAGATGAAACCGAAGTATTACTTCATATTGAGCATTATGATGTTTTATTTCCGCCTATGATGACTTTGGAAGAAGATGATAATAGTGATATCGTTTATCCGTTTCCAACATACGATGTAACATCAACAGAATTCAATAGTTTAATCACTTCTGATGAATGGAGTACAAATACTAAAGACTATGACATTTAATTCATTAAATACAATAATTGATGATATTTTGCTCATTGTACGTGATAATAATATCAGTGAATCTGAGAACTTATCACGTGTACAGATAGAGCAATGGATACATCAATATAGAGCATATTTAATTAAACAGGATCTAGATAAGGGTAGAGATATAAATCCAGAGTATATACAAACTATTGGACCTTTACACATATCCAAAGTAAGTAGATGTGGAGTACCTAATGGTTTTAATTATATCTCTGATGACGAACTACCTAAGTTCATAGATTTACACTTTGGTTCTGGTTTAGTAGCTGTGAAAGATATGTATGGCAACTTAATACAGGTTGGGACAGAAACAAAAGCTAAATATCAGACTAGCAGAAAATATACATGTAATGATTATATTGCTTATATAAAGAATAATCACTTATACCTAAGTGGTCCTGGTTTTTTAGAATATGTAGAAATAGCTGGTATATTAGAAGATCCTACAAAAGCTGAAGATTGTTATGATTACGATTCAGCTTATCCTATGCCTGCTGACAAAATACCTACATTAAAGAATTTAATCTTTAGCAAAGAGTTAAATTTTATGTTATCAGTACCTACTGACACCACGAATAATAGTACTAACGACGTTAATAATGAACTAAATGCAAGAAACTAAATCTTATACTGGCAAAGACTTCTATAAATCTTATATTGATTATGTTGGTGATAACCCATTATACCAAGTAGAATATAGAGTGTTTAGAGATATAATCAATGATTATTTTAAATACTTAAGAGATGAATTAATAGAGAATGGTAAAGAGATAAAATTGCCATGTAGACTAGGTACCTTAAGTATAGTAAAACATAAACCAAAAGAATATAGTGGTAGGAGTCTCAGGATAGATTATGCAGAAACAAAGAAAGTAGGTAAAATAGTTTATCATTTGAATGAGCATTCTAACTTTTATAAATACAGATACTATTGGAATAAACATAATATGCTTAATCACAATAAGACAATGTATCAATTAATAATGACAAGAGACAATAAAAGAAGATTAGCTCAGATTATTAAGAATAAAGAAAGAGATTATTTAGAGTTATGATAACAAAATTAACATCAGTTAAAACTGCAATAGCTAAAGTAATAGCAGACCTGAGATTGCAAGAAGATGATATTTTAATATCAGATATGCGAGAGTGGGTAGGAGAAGCTATGGAAAAAATTGGTGCAGTACAGCAATTTGAGCGAGTTGTATCTGGTGTGAATGGTGCACCAATTATAAAGATTGATTGTCACCAAGCTCAATTACCTTGTAATCTTCATAAATTACATCAAGTAGCATACTCTTTTAATTGTGATGGACCTTGGTTTCCTATGAGGAAAGCCACAGGTTCATTTGCTGCTTGGGGTTGTGAAGACTGCAAGAAATGCTGTGATAAACCCGAAATGCTAGTTAAAGATGAAGTATTAGTAGATTTAGTAGTAGACTTATACGGTAACATAGATAAAACAGAAGCATTAGAAATGCTGAATACCAATGAGAATATGAAGACTATCTTACGTAATCTTATAAATACTCATACTGTTAATATTGACTATATTAGAGGTAATACTAGCGTTAATCCTAACTGGGATTTACAATACAGTATTAAACCTGGTTACATTATGACGAATGTTCCTTGTGGTTATTTAAAGCTGTCTTACAGTGCTATTATTACTGATGAGGATGGCTATCCTATGGTACCAGATAATATCTCTTACTTGGAAGCAATATATTGGTATATTACTCAGAAGATTGCTTTTCAGAAATATATAAGAGGAGAATGGAACGAACGTATGTATGCAAATATGAGAAACTCCTGGAACTACTACTGTAAACAGGCATATGCAGAAGCAATGCTTCCTAATGAAGATGAGATGGAGTCTATTAAACATACATGGAATAAGATTTATCCAGAGTATCATGATCACAGTTCCTTCTATAGTCATACTGGTTCAATACAACACATTTATAATGCTAATAGATAATGAATGCACAAAGACAAACAAATACTTTCCAGAAAGGAATGAACTGTGATCTAGACTATTCAGTTATAGACTCAGGGCAATATCAGTGGGCAGAAAATATACGTATTATTGCCAATGATAATAGTTCTACTGGAGTAATGCAGAATATTGAAGGCGTACGTAAGCTCAATCCTACATTGACATTGAATGGTGAAACAATGGTCCATACAAATACAATTAGGGATTGGGCAATTGTGTTTACTAAGAAAGGTAGTAACTTCAATATCTATAGATATGATTTTGGTGCATCTGAAACTGAACCTATAGTGACTACAGTAGCATCCAATGTAGCATTGGATATTCCTATTATAGATGGTCATTATGCCGTTAGTAGTGTTTGTAAATGGGAATCTGACGATTTAGTTAAAATATATTGGTGTGATGGTGTACATCAAATTAGAGTATTAAATGTAGCCACAACTCATCCTAATCTTAATGTAGACTCTTTAAATATATCACCAAAGGGTCAATTACCACCTTTATTCTTTAAAGGTTTAGGTACAGGTGGATTGAAAGCCGGTAAGTATCAATATTGTTACCAATTATTTAATCCCAGAACATCTGAAACATCCATATCTGTTTTATCTCCAATTATTACAGTATCTAGAAGTTTAGAAAACACTAATAGCCAAGATATCTATGGTAGTTCTAAAGAAGAAACTACTAATAGATCCATTAAACTACAGACTACTGTTGATACTAATTCTTTTAGTAGAGCCAGAATAATTTCTATATATTACTCTAGTAATACTGCAGAACCAGTTATTACAGTGATAGATGAAATAAGTATTTCAAATAATACTTTAGTCTATGAAGATAAAGGTGGTTCAGTTATTGATGAGCTTACTCTAGAAGAATTCAATGGTTTAAGTACTTATTTGTTTACTCCCAAAGTAATAGAATCTAAAGACAATATGTTATTTGCGGCTAATATCACTGAACAGACTTGGGATATTAGTGATGATGAATTTGATGCTAGAGCATATAGATGCAATAAGAATGGTCAAATATTATTAACTTCTACATCTGGACAGGATTCTATAACATTTTCTACTTCAGAAATAAGTACTAAAGATATACCAACTAATCACGACTGTATTTGTCCTGCAAATTATGATGATAATAGTCAGTATTTATATGCTCCAGATGCTACAGGTAAGTATGTATATGGTGGTATAGGTAAAAATATTTCATATAGGTTTATAAAAACCAATCTAATTGAAAGTGATGCACCTACATCTAGGACAGGTTATGCTGAAGATTCTTTCTCATTAAACTCTAAAGCACGCTCTACATCTACTCTAGATTTATATAACATTGAGGAAGATGGTTCCTGGTCAGATGCAGGGTCTTTATCTTTTGCTGATGCTACTGCTAAAGTGTTAAACTATAGTAATAGTGAAGTAGAATCAATGGCAAGGAGTTATATGAGAGATGAAATATATCGTTTTGCTATTGTATTCCACAATGAAGAAAATGTAGTATCTTCTGCACACTGGATCGCAGATATAAGAATGCCTAAAGCTAGTGCACCCGGTTATAACATCTTTACTTCAGGTATGCGAGTAGACATTGGTGGTAATACCACTAATAGCCTAGAAGTAGTTACACACCCATTAGGTGTGCAATTCACAGTTAATATACCAAGCGATTTAATCCAAAGTAAGAAGATTACTGGTTATGAGATTGTAAGATGTGAAAGAACTATTTCAGATAGAACAATATTGATGCAAGGAGCTGTTAGTTGTGTTTGTAATTATGATAATACAAATCAATTAACTGCTTTTCCATATCTTACTTATTCTGCTTCTCATGGGATGGTATCACAAAATAATAAATATGCACATGCTTTTGACTTTAGTAGTCAGAATGCTAATGAATATTTCTTATTTATATCACCAGAAATATGTGTCAACAGGACAAATGCATCTGAAGTAACAGGAAGAGCTACAGAGATTAAAGGTATATACAGACTAAAATCTTCAATATCTCCCGATGAATCTATGGGTAATGGTACTCCTGCGAATGATAAGGTTGTACCCAACGGTGATAAAGTCAAAGTATTAGTTGGGGCAAAAGCTTCAAAACACGATTTAAAGAATATAACCTCGAATACTGGTACTAGTTGGGCTAAGAATAGTGGTTGGGCTTATACTTCAGTTACAGCTATAGGTGATTCTATAAAACAATCTACTGCAAATAATGCAATTTATATGGGTGCAGAATCATGGTATGATGCCACTTTAGCTAAGTATTACAATAAAGTTACTACAGGGGGATATAATTCAGCATCAATTCAAGACATTACAATTGCTACTAATACAGATCCCTTTGACTTAGATGACGATGCATGGAGAACTAAAGCTACCAATGTAGGTAACATGGTATACTATAACTGGGTATACGGAGATACATCTAAGGCTAGTGATTATGATGATAATAATGTTAGGAAAGTTGGACCTCATGGGGTATGTGCAATATTTCAGAGTACGGATATGACTTCTCGTAATACTATGGTTGGTGAAGTACCAGAATTAGCTGCTGGACCTGAAAGTGCTAATACAATCCTCATTGCTAATTTAAAACAGTCTGTAACACCTTATGGTGGTAATAGCTATGCTACAAGACAAAACTCTGTATACATTAGTACAGGATCTTATATTAGTGTAAAAGACAACAGTAACACTAAAGTAAATGTATTCGGTGGCGATACATATGTTGGTGTATTAGATTATGCTAATTGTATGTTTGCATACCACAATGCTAGTGATAATTACGAACAACCAGATAATGAAAGAATTAGAGCATATAATGGTGCTTATATACCATTAGAGTCTTCTATTAATCTTTCATTGAGAACTGATACTGTAGGTACAGCTAAAACCTATGAATCTGGTACAGGCTATGCAAACCATTTTGTAGAGAATGATATTGTACAAGTAGGTTCTATATATGTTCAGAATACGCCATTATATGCTTATAATGATGCTTATTCTGCTCAACCTAGAGCTAAAAACTATGTTAGTAAATCAATATATAGTATAGATAATTTACATACAGATACTAGGGTAATGAACTCAGAACCTAAAACCAACTTAGAAGTAACCGATTCATGGACTAAATTTAGAGTTGCCAATTACTTAGATGTTGATACCAGATTTGGTTCTATAAATAATTTAAAGTTATTTAAGAATAACTTGTTGTTCTGGCAAACTGACGCTTTTGGCACACTTGCTGTAAATGAACGTTCTCTTATCCAAGATAATAATGCAGGTGCGCTTACGTTAGGTACAGGAGGTGTATTAACTAGGTTTGATTACTTTACTACTAAGAATGGTTCTAAAGAGAATCAATTAAGAACTGCAACACAATCAGATAGTACAGTATATTGGTATGATGCCGATAGAAATGAAATATGTGGTTTTGATAATCAATTACGTACTGTATCTAAATTAAAAGGTGTACAATCTTATTTACACGATAATAAGGATATAATTACAAATGATCCTATATCTGTATATGATAAGAAATACAATGAAGTTCTTCTTACTCTAGAAGATAAGACTTTAGTGTTTAATGAACAAGTTGGAGCTTTTACTTCATTCTATACTTATAGACCTGATTGGTATGCTGAATTTACAGATAAATTAATGATATACAAGAATTTAGCTGTATATAAGTATAATTCAGGTAATGAATTAGATATGTTTACAGGTAAAGATAAAGTATCTTATGTTAGATTTATAGTAAATGATAAGTACCCTCAAACTAAAACATTTGATAATGTTGAATATGGTGGTGACTTTACTTACGATACTAACTTTGATAACATCTACTTTGAAACTAAAAGACAAACTAGTTTCACTCTTACTCAGGATAATATAGATTATAGAGAGGATACTTATAAATTCTGTATTCCTCGTAGTAGTAGAGAATTAAATGAGGCTGAAGAATTAGTAAACAAATCTTATAGAGATAGAATGAAAGGGAAATATTTAATCTGTCATTATAAGTATGATTGTAATGGTGGTAATACGTTTAAAGTTCCTTATATTAGTACAGCATACAGATATTCATTGATATAATATGAAAAAGAAAATAAATAAAAAGAAAGTTCCAGCTTATGCTTTTGGTATAGATCAAGGTTTAGAGGTTGCTTCTATATTGGGAGCTGGTTTACAAGGCTTTACAGAAGAAGGATCTGGTGCAGATATTGCTGGCAGTACTCTAGGGGGTGCTGCCAAAGGTGCTTCTGTAGGCTCTGCTATTCTTCCTGGTATTGGTACAGCTGTAGGTGGAGTTGTAGGTGGTGTTGGCAACCTTGTATCAAGTATCTTTAGAAAGAATGCAATTAATAAACAGAAGCGTATTAAAGCAAATGCTAAAGAAATAGAAATGGGGAAAGGTAATGCAGCCACACTTGAACAAAAATATTGGGATGATAATTCTTTAGCTTATACTTTTGAAAATGGTGGTATATTACCAGATTTAGCTTATGTAGATAATAATGAAGTAATAAGAGATGATTTTGGTAATATTGAACAAGTACCTAATAGTAAACCAGGTACAGACAATCATTTAATAGATGCTTCTAATCTTGAATCTGTTTTATCTGATAGAATTAAGAGACCTGGTACAAATAGAACATTTGCACAAGAAGGTGAAAAACTTACTAAAATGACGAAAAAGAGTAAAGGTAATGACATATTTGCTAAGAATACTGATATGTTAAATAAAAGAAATGCAAATACAATGTATGAACAATTGCTTACAGAGCAAGAAGCAGTTAAAGCTAAGAAAGGTATTAAGCCTAAAGTAAAAGGAATACCTGCATATGCAGATGGTAAAGGTGATTGGACTAGACGATTAGGCAAATCTATTGCTAATTTTTTAACCTCTCCAGTACAAGGTACAGCAGTTAATAGTGCTCTTACAAATGCTTTTAATAACACAGGTAATAAAGCTGGTTTAGGCGCAACTAAGAACTCTAATTGGGATGCTCCAGTAATGAATTACTTGAATGGGATTAATTGGACAGAAAACCTTGTACCTAAATCTGGTCCAGCACCTGGTAGAACTTATGTATATAATAATGATCCAGTAGATAATAGTGTTGATGCTATTACTGGTGAAACAATTCCTGTAGGTGTAAATGAACCTATATACGATTTGCCTGAAGTACCATTTCCTGATGCAGCACCTATAACAAAGGTTAAATCTGTTAGGAAACATACCCCAGCAAGTAAGTCTGTTAAAGCCACTAACTCTCTTAATCAAGCTCCTTTACTGGATATTGAAGATTTTAATCCCACATTAACACCAGATGAGATTAAAACACCTAGTAAGTCTTCATCTAACTTTAGCAGTCTGTCTGGTTTATCTCCTATACTGTATAATTGGATTCAAAGTAGACGTAGACCTGAAACAGAAGACCAAGTCCTTAATCCTTACTCTGGGGCTATTAATAGAGCAATGGCTAGTCGTAGACTTAACATAGAGCCTACTCTTGCGGCTAATAGAAGATCTAGAGCAATTGCTCGTAACAACATGGCTAGACTTAATCCTAATACTGGTATGAATTTAGCATATGGAAATCAATTAGCTACTGGGGAATATGCTCAGAATACTTCAGTATATGCCAATAGGGATAATGCAAATAATCAATACTTGGGTGAATACGCAAATATGATGAACAATTTAGGTCAACAATATATACAGAATACTGTACTTACTAATTACTTAAATGCTCGTAATAGAGCTGCTGCAAGAAACTTTGGTGCTACTGCTGCTGGTCAGTTAGGTCAATGGTCTCAGACTAAAGAAAAGATGCGTAATGAAGCTGCTAGAGACGCTATGATCTATCCTTATTTAAGAAATTTCTTAGCATACGGTAACCCTGGTGAATTAATAGCAGATATGGATAATATGTATTACAATAATAGAAAGGGTAAGAAAAATGGTTAATAGATATGATAATCCAGCACAAGCTCAATTTATAGATACATATGCTCCACTACCTTTCCAACAACTGTATACACTTGGCAAGGATGCAAACGCTAGAGTAGATAAAGCTATTTCAGACTTATCTGGAGCGTTAGATAAATGGTCTGACTTCAGATCTCCTTCTTTAAAGGATATGCAAACCTGGTATGATGAAACTCTTGGTAAAGCTAAACCAATTATCGATAAATTGTCTCAGAATATTGATTTACTTAAGACTCCAGAAGGTAGAGCTCAGATTAACTCTATTATTAATAATGTAGATAGACTTAAATTATCTACATTACTTCAGAGTAAAGAAGGAATGGAGCAGAGAATGAAGTTTAATCAACAGTTAGCTGCTGCTGGTAAATTTAATGAGATGTGGCATAATGTAGACTTTGCAAACTATGATAGTACAAAATCAGGTATTTTCAACGATATTGCTCCTTTAGCATATAAAGATATTAGAGAATTAGCAGATCCTTATTATGCTAAATTACAGAAGGGTTTTTTATATACAGATGGTAATTACGATTATTTCGGTAATACACGCGGTGATATTGAGAAAGTAGCAGATGCTCACCTGAACGATATAGTAAACACTCCAGAAGCTCAAAAGCATATGGAAGTTTATAAGAGAAATACAGGAGCAAGTGATGCTGAAGCAATTCAGTGGTTAAGAGATTCTATTGTAGAATCTAATATTGATAGAACTATTAGACCTACTAGAGAGGTTAATCCTTTCTCTTTAATTACAGCTAGAGCTGCTGCTACAAAGAAAGCATCTGGAGAAGAGACTATGCCAGTTCAATTCTCTACTAAACTTGCGTCTACATTGTTGAGTAAACCAGGCACAATTAAAACTGAAGATGGTGTAACCATAAAATATAATTCTCAATTTGAAAGAGCTCAAAAGACATTTACACCTGGTAGTAAATGGCAAAAATCCTATGTAGATAGAGTTACAGAAAGCGGTAAACAATTACCGTTAAACCGTAACAAAACTGCTAAGACAGTATGGGAAGAATTATCAACAGATATAGGTTCTCAAGCTAACTTTATCAACGATGCTGAGCTTGATAAGAATTCAGTAGTAAAGGGTATCAATGGTAGTCCTATTTACTCTGGTAATAATATATTTGGTATGATGACACAAGAGCAGTATGTTAATGCTAAGATGGGTGTACCTGTTAATAGTGCTAATTGGAGTTCAGCTAGAACTAAGTTTGAACAGGATCTCATTAATAATAATATACCCAATATGGGTATTACTCCTACCAGTAAAGTATTACTTGAGAACGGTCTTCCCGGTAATGAATCATATACTCAGGAATATAAAGCATATATACCAGTAGATTATTTCTTAAACAATAAAGACATCTATAAAGACTACTTTGATACTGGTTTCTTTGGGGACGATACATCTGAAGATATTATAAAGAACGAAGACTTCCAAAAGTTTGTAGATAGTCTAAATGGTAAGATACCTAACTATAATGGCAGAATTGCTGATATTAAGAGTGTGAGAATTGCAGATGATGGTACATTTGCACCTGGTCATGAAACTCAATATAATGGGGTATACATTGAGATACCGGTTATGAAAGGGGTACTCAATAATGAACAAACAAGAGAAAGAGCAAATCTTGAAGAGTTCCAATATAGCAAATTAGGTTCTAAAGGTAATATAAATTATAGACAAAGTAATGAAGATTTGATCTATGGAGAAAACTAAAAACAACAGTGGTGTTCCATTGGCAATAGAGCTTCGCAAGAAGAATTATGAAGATTATTTAGGTGCTTCTAACGGTACTGTAAACCCTGAAGTAGGTAGTACTATTAGTCCTCATGAAATACTTAGAGATCTTGCTAGTTATCAGAAAGATTCTTATAAGCCAGCTCTAGATACTGATGACACATTAGACGAATCTCGTAATAATCTTAGTACATATGATTTAATAACTAACTCTGTGGCAGCTTCTTTACGTGCTATGAACGAAGCACAATTGGCTAATACTCAGGGTATACTTAGACGTGAAGTATTACCACAGATGGATAGAATTAAATCGAACATTAATTTGTTTGAAACTTATAATGGTTTAGTGAGTCAAAGAAATAACTTGCTAAACCATTTAGCAGTTTCACAAGATGACGCTGAGATATCACAGATTCAGAATGAATTGAGCAATATAGATAGTAACTTGTATAACACTAGAGAAGCATTAATGTCTCTAGGTGTATCTCCTGATATGAGCAATATTTCTGATATCAGAGAAAAGCAAGAAGCAGACTTAAAGTCCTATCAGAATAAAGCTAATGAACTCTATGCAGATATTGAAACAGATGAAGCTGATATTGAAAGATATAAAGTAGATTCTAGATTTGAACAAGCTATGAGTGAGAATCAAGAGTTTAAGTGGACAGAGCCAAGTAAATGGATATATACTGTACCACAAGCTGTAGGTTCTTCTTCATCCGCATGGTTGTGGCAAGTAGCTCCATATGCTTCTACCGCTCTTAGATCCGTCTTCAAAAAGGCAATCTCTAAAGCAGCTATAGGGGCAGCTTCAGGTGCTATAGCAGGTAGTGTTGTACCTGGTGCTGGTACTGCTGCAGGTGGTACTGTTGGTGGTGTAGCTGCTGGTACAGTAGGTGCTATATCAGCTGCTTTAGACGTAGCTAATGCTGGTATGTTACTTTATTCTAACTATAAACAAGCTGAAAATGAAGCTAACGCTAATGTTGCAGATGATTATAGAGATAGAGTAGCTCAGTTAATTACTAGTACAGGTTTAACTATTTCCAACATTGCAGATGAAGCTCGTGCAAACGGTCTAGATGAAAGATATGCAAGGTTATCTGACGATAAGATATTTGAAAAGATATTAGATGGTCAGATTGAATCTACTAATCCTATCTTAGCAGAAGCTCAGATACAAGCAAGACAAGGTTTAGATAGAGATTTTGCTCAAAATATGTCAATTACCTACGCATCTAATTTAGCTAGTGATGTTATCATGTTACCATACTTTGGTAAAATTGCTGATGGTTGGTTAGGTAAGACTATAAAGAAAGGTGCTTTATTATCAGACCCTATTGAAGCAATAGGTGATAAAGCTGCTGATGCTGCTAAAAAGACTCTATCTAAGTATATATTAGGTAGAAATGCTATAGATAAAGCAACTAGAAGTTGGGCTAGTAGAGCTGCTAAAGCTGCTTATATAGGCGGTGATTTAGCAGTGCGTAATCTTGCTACTTCTTTTAATGAAGCATTAGAAGAGGGCGCACAATATACTACTGGCGCAGCTTATAAAAGAGGTGACTTTGATGATAGTGATTTGAATCTAGAAGGTTTAGCTTCATCTCTATTTGGCGCTTATAAAGAAAAAGGTAGAACTCTTGTAAATATACTCGGTAGTCCTTTTGGCTATCAAGACGCTTTATATGAAAATGACAGTGAATACTGGAATAATGTAAAGCTTGGTGCAGCTGCTAGTCTTTTATCCCCTATGCAAGTAGGCGTAAATGCTAGAGGAGCATATTCCTTATATAAGGAAACTAAAGGGATGGATAAAGTAAATGAGCTTGCTGTAGGTGAGATTAATACTAAGGAAGATATGTCTAAAGCAGTTACTTACGCTAGTGGTAAGTTTAAAGGTGTTGAATCCGAAGTAGTTAATGCATGGGCTAATCTGGCTGAAGGACCTACAGAGAATCTACCAGAAGGTTTTACAAGTGATGATGCTTTAGAAGAAGCACAGTTTGCATCTCGTGTATTTACTGTAGCTAAATCTGATAGAATGAAAGATCTAGCTGAAAATTTAGGTATCGAACAGAATACTGAAGAGTTTGGTAATCTAGTAGGTTTATATATGCAAGCTGAGAAAGATTTTAAGGCTTCATTAGAAGACCTTACAGATAAGAATCAGCAACTTACTAATAGAGCGCAAGCACTTAATTCAAATGCAGCACTATCTACTCAGATGGAGAAAGCTGTAGATAATGCATTTAATACGATTAATGATAATGCTCAATCTACAGATCAAATAGTATCTAAAGATGAGATTAGAGAACTATTTAAGTTACAAGAACAACAGAGAGTGTTAGATAATATGCTCAATGAGGTTAATAATGCTACAGAAATAGTTAAATCAACATCTAACCCTGCTGAATTACGAGGTAACGAGTATACTTTAGCTAAACTAGATGATATGCGTTATAGACTTCAAGCAAGAAAGAAGTCTATAGATAAAGCAATGCCATCCTGGTATAAGAACTATACTGGTGATAAGACATTATTAAACAATCAAGTAGCATCTGTTGGCGCTTTTAATGAAGTTACTGAATATGAGAATGCTATAGAAGATAGATTATTTTCAGAGATTAATGCTGAAAGGAATCAAGAAATCTACAATGCCTTTAATGGTATTGAAAATGGTGCTAAAATAACCCCTACAGAAGCTTCTCAACGTGCTGATATCATTACTGAGGCTAAGGAAAAGAAAACGCCTAAAAAGCGTAGAAACCTTAAATTAAAAGCTTTACGCAATATTCATAATGCTCAAGGTGAAAAGCTTATTGATGAAATGCTTGAGCTTTATCAAACTAAAAAAGAGCAAAGTAAAGAAATGATGGAAGGGACTACTGGCGTTACTGAACAACAAACTGTTAACAAACCTGTAGTACCATCTAAACCTGTTACAGTACCCACTGGTACAGTTACAGAACAACCTGCTCCTACTGTAGAACAGGTTAAACCTGCTACTCCTACTAAACCTATCAAACCTGTTAAACCAAGTAAACCTAGAAGAACTATAAGTGCTAGTGAATTAGATGAAGCAGACGCAGCTCTAATTGCTGCTGCAGAAGGCCAAGATATAGGTTTAGGTACACCTGCTCAACCTACTGCTACGGCTGCTCCTTCTTCTGTAGATACTTCAGATACAGAAAAGGAAAAACCTGTAGTAAACAATGATATACTAAGTTCTGATGAAGATCCTTTTGCAGGTGGTTTTGGTGATCCTACAGGAGAAGGTGTATTTGACGAAAGAGGTGGTGAAGCAGTAGAACCATCTAAACCCAGTAAAGCAGCTAAAGCTAAACAAGATGCTCAGGATGCTAAAGCTAAATTTAATAAGTCTGTTCAAGATTTCTTTGATTTACTTGATGACAATAGTGTAGGTTTTGCCTTTGACCCAGCTGCAAATGCTGAGAAACAAGCAAAGATATTTGTTGCTTTCTTAAAATTATTAGGTAATGCATTTAATTTAGGTGCATATAAGTTTAAAGAAGTAGCCCTGAATATGTATGAGGCTATTGGTAATAATAGAGAAAAGTTAACTACTCACTTCGATTCTATTAAAGGTGCTTATACTACTGCCTATTATCAGATGCCAGAGGAAGATAGAGCTAGAATGAGTTCTCCTCAAGAAGTTGCTGCTATTACTGTGGATGATTTATTTGATACACCTGTAAGTGATCTTACAGAAAGTCAAGTAGAAGAAGCAGCTAAAGCTGGTGTATTACCAACTCCACAAGCTCCTGCAACTATTCCAGCAGATGCTATTACTGATAATGAGTTAAAGGACTTTTCAGAAGATAGCAGATTAGGTATCCTCAATACCTTCCATTATAAACATGACGCTCAATTAAGCGAAACAATAACTTTTGCAAATGGTAATAGAGTAACATTCTCACTTAATACAGAATTACCAGAGTTATTCCGTACTAGGTTAAGTGATTTGTCATTTGAATATTCTGTAGCGCCGTTTATACACTATAAGACTAACAGTACTAAAGTAAAATGGAATAATCCAGCTACATATGATTGGGCTAGGGTAGGTATGATAATCACAGATAGCAAAACTGGTAAGAAATACTGGTTAGCTATGCGTAGTCCTAATAACCTTAGAGTAGGAGATACTAGTGAAGAGTATAATACTTTAATAAATGATCTTAGGGCTGCACGTGCTGATATTATATCTAGATTTGTTGTGAAAGATTCTAATGGCAATCTTACTAATGCAATAGATTATAATATTAAAGTAACTCCTACACGTACATTAATACATAATGCAGTAGAAGGTATTAGTAAATATGCTCCTATTAATGATGCTAAGTTCAATAATATCTTACAGTTAAGTACTAACTTAGATGAAGAACTTGATAACTTTGGTTACAGTACTGGTGTAAGATCTGCTGAAACTATATATACTATACACGGTGATAATACTGGTTTTACCGGTACTACCTCAGGTGGTGTGTATTATATTATAGCTGGCAACAAACGTCTATCAGGTAGACCATTACCATTAAAGATTAGCACAGTAAGCTATAACAACTTAGAAGAACTAGCTAATCTATTATCTACTATCGTGTTTAAATCTGGGTTCTCAAGCTATGATAAGATAGGTAATACAGATCTTATTGGTTCTGACTTAATAAAGTTATTTTTGAATTATGGAGAAGCTACCCAAGTAAAAGATAATAGTGATATTAGTGATGCTGCTGCTAAGAACCTGCGTAATAAACAGTTATATGTAGATAACACCGGTGTAGTAGGTAAATTAGTATATGGTAACAATAGTACGTCAATTGCGGGTTTAACATCAGACCAGAGAGATAGAGAAAGAAAAGCTTTTGTAGATTGGCTTATGAAGGAAGGATCTATGCCTTTTAAAGTACCTTCAAAAAACAATGATGTTGTATCAGTAGACATGAAGCTTAGAGATCTATTTCAAGGTAGATTGGCAAGTAGTGTAGAAAAAGCTAATGGTAGGTTAGAATTAGTGCCTAGTGTAGTATTTACTAAAGACGACTTAGATCATTCTTTATTGGCATGGATGATTAAGAATGGTATGTTGAAATCTAATCTTAATACAGAGAGATACGAAAGACCTTTTGTTATTGCTGATGGTATTACTCAGGATGCTCCAACTAATATTCCTAATTCTACAGCTGTTCCAACAGTAAGTGAACCTCAAGTTGAACAACCTACAGTAGAAGAAAAACTAGCTCCTACTCGTAAACGTCGTACTTTCCGTGATCTCAATACATTTGGTGGTAGCGAAACTGAAGTAAGAGTAAACTTTACTCCCAATAAGACATATACTTCTAAAGAGAAGATGAATAAGGTTCAGGCACGTAATTTCTTAAAAGAGAAATTAGGTATGTCTGATGCTGAAATTGATATAATTGATGTAGCAGTATCTTCTGATATGCCAGCTACAGCATTATCTCATATGACACAAGATGCTATTCATCTTTACTCTAGTGATCCTGCTGGTGTTGAATATCATGAAGCATATCATAGGGTATCTCTGTTATTAATGTCTGAACAGCAGCGTAATAAGGTATATGATGCTTATAGGGCTTCTCATGAAAATATGAAAAATGCTTCTAACAAACAAGTTGAAGAAGCATTGGCTGAAGACTTTAGAAAGTATATGCTTGAAACTGTACCTTCTAAGGTTTATAGAATCACTAAATGGTTTAATAAGCTTATAGACTTTGTATATTCTTTAGTAGGTAGAATAAGACCTACAAGTATATTTAGGGGTATATATGAAGGTAAATATGCTAATATACCTGTAACACAAGAAGCTAAGGATAGATTTATAGAAGCTTATGGTTATAGAGTTAATTTTACACAGCATGGTCATGAATTTCAGAATATTAAATCTCTTGATAGTTATTTCCAAGCTGTAGATTACTTTACTACATCTTATATTAGCCAGTCTATGACTACTGAAGATATAGTAGATGACTTATCTAGAATTAACATAGACTACAATGATATGAGAGAATTCTTAGAAGATCTTTCATATGATGAAGCCGCTACACCTGAACAGAGAGCTGCTGCTAAAGAACTGTTTGATAACTTTGATATATTCAAACAAGACGTACAAGCAAAATTAGCAGAACTAAGTTTGAAACAAATCAAGGAAGAACAAGAGTACGATGAAACAGAAGAACGTGATGGTGGTGAAATAGAAAAGGATAACTTTGATAAATATGATAAAGCATCTTATGAAGTATCTGTTTTACATAATATTAGACCTGCTGTCAAATTGTTCTTATCTTCAATAGAAGACCGTTTATATAATGCAGCTACTAAAACTTATACTAGAGATATTAATCCTGAAACAGGTATTCCACGTGTAACTCCATTTATGGCAGCTTGGCGTAGAATCGTAGATAAGTTATTTGATGAGGATAGTTATGGTGGATTAATCCGTAAATCTGCTCAGTTAGCTAAGACAGATCCTTTCTTTGCTTCTGTATATAATAGATTATCTAAGATAAAAGACTCTAACTTACAGACACAGATATTCCAAACTATTACTGGATTTAGACATAATTTCCTTACTGTAGGATATCAAGATGTGGGTACTAATGAGGTAATGTACATATCTAACTTAGGTGGTAGTGTAAATGTACGTAACGGTAAGCGTATTGTAAGTGACTGGAATAGAAATTTCTATAACAGTGAATTTATGATAACTGATGAACAGGGTAATAGAAAGCCTGATATGGCTAAACTTAAAGAATTAAGAGATGAACTTACTAAAGCTACAAATGAATTAGCAAAGTTAACAGATTCATCTACTAATGAAGATCTTAGTCAAGCACTATATAAATTATTAGATATTTATAACAGAATAGGTATATCTATTACTTATGACACTTTATTCCAAGCAATTGTAGATAAAGTATCAGCTATCAATTCTGTTAACAAGCCTACTATATTACAGGCAGCTAAAGACTTATTAACAAGTAATAGAGATGGTAGTTTGGCTAAAGCTATACCTGAAATATTACGTAGACCAGTAAAAGATAAACCATCTGACCGTATTAAACGTACTGCTGATGCTATATTTACTGGGGAAAATAGCATACTTAACTTAGCTATTGTACATTATCAATTGAATAACAATAACCTTGAAGAAAAGGTATTAGGTCCAAAAAACACTACAGTTTATCCTCTATCTAAACATAACTATATTACTTTAGAAATAAAGAAATTGAATAATGATAGATCTTATGTTAATAAACTGTTAAAGTGTCCTATCAATAGTTCTTCTATAGTGTATAACCAGTTAAAGAGTAACCCTAATACTCGTCTTACTGTAGGTACATTACTTAACATTACCGAATATAACTCTGGTAATACAGGTACGGATTATCAATCTGCTCCTAAAGTAGAAACATTCATTTCTAAATTCACATTGTCTGAGAACGATATATTAGTACTCCCTACTATGTCTGACAAAAAGACATATATGCCTATACAAGGTCTTAGACTATTTAAAGACCGTACAATGGAGATTGTACCTTTGGATGGTGAACTCAGTATTAGGATGTCTAAAGATGTAATAGAGCAGTTCTATAAGTATTATAAGAGTGAATATGATGCTATACTACAGTATCGTAGAATGAAATTAGCAGAAGACCAAATAGACGATGCTAATAGACCTACTATGTACTTTGGTAAGAAAGGAAAGGATACTGGTAAAGGTGGTAAGTTCCGTATTGCTCGTGGAGTATGGCATACTGATGAAAACGGGAATACTAACTATATAGACTTTAATAGCTTAAGTGATCAAGAATTAATGGATACTTTCAATAATGTTGCTCAATTGAAAGAAGATATTAATACTACTCTTATTCATAGAGCTGATGAACAGTTAAAGTATGTACAGAAATTAGGTTTAATTGAGCAAAAGAAATCAGGTTTATGGTCTAATAAGTTCTTACCTGTTTCGTCTATAAATGAAAGAAGTAATAACTATGCTAATACTTATGCTCAATTATCAGGTTCTCAGAATAAAATGCTAAGAGAGAACCTTGCTATTATGGATGCTATTTGGACATTTACTGTTAATCATTTTGTTTCAATGTTTGAAACAGAAAAGGTAATATACAAAGATGTAGCATTCTTTAAGAATTATCCAGATGTATCTAAACGTCTTGCTGGTACGCTATCAACTGGTGATAGACCTAGATTGGACTTTACAGATCCAAATCACATTATGAATAAAATACCTAGGTATAAGAATGGCAGATACAACGTGGCTGGTCTGAAAGATATCGAAACACATACTAATCAACCTAAAGAACTTTACAAAGCTATTTACAGAGCTTATGTAAGAGAACTTATGGAAAATGATGGTAATTATACTAAAGAATTCATAGACAATGTATTTGAATCTGATGATTTATTTAGTCATGAAGATATACCTCAGGCTATTAAAGATAAAGCTAAAACTAGTACAGAGCGAGATTTAAAACTATATGGTGATATTACTATGGATAAAGATGGTAATATTACTATAAATACAGAAGATAATCCTATTAACCAAGCAGATGCTTCTGTATATTGTTCTCCTACTATGTATAAAGCCATTCTTGCTACACAAGGCTTATTAGATGCTGAGACTGAAGCTGCTATTGATTACGTAGAAGAACATGCTGATGATCTTGGTGATGTACGTAAATATGTAAATACCCTAGCAGCAGTAATGTCACCAAAGAAGATGGTTTACTTTGGTAATGAAATACTTGAACCATTACAAGGTGAATTCATAAATATGCCTATCTTTAATAAGATGGCTATCTTCCCTCTGTTTAAAGTATTAGCAACTGGAGACTTAAAAGCACTGTATGATAGAATGAATGATACTACCAATCCTATTGATATGTTTACTACTAAATCGGCAGTAAAAGTAGGTAATATCGTTGAATATGATTTCTATACAGATACTTCTCAGTCTCAAATATCCGAAGAATTTACTAAGGATGAAAATGGTTCTTATAACAAACCCATTACATTTAGACAACAGAGCTTTGGTAACTTATTAAATCAGATGCCTATTGAAGCTCACGAAGCAGAAAAGCGTATGTTGGTAACACAGGCTATGAAAACTGTATATTCTAACATCAGACTTGATGGTGATTATTATTTACCAAATGGTAAAAAGCTATCTGGTCGTGAATTACGTGATTATGCTATGAGAGCTATTGATGACTTATCAGATAGAGGTTTAAATAGGCTTTTAAAGGATTTACACGCAGTTAAAAACGAAGATGGTACATTTACCTTCAAAGACTTACAAGGTATCTCAGATTCGCTTGTAAGAGACTTAATTGCAAGTAATACTGATTCTGATATAGTAAATCAAGTTGCATTGAATGAGAATGGTGAATTTAATGTACCTATTTCAGCATCACCATTATCAAAACAACTTGTAACTAAGTTAATATCTAAAGTAAATAAAGAGACTGTAGATATTAATTTACCTGGTGGTACATTTGTACAGATGTCTTCATTTGGTATGAAATCTATAGACAAACTTGGTCAAGCAGAAGCTAAACAAGACTATAGTAAATATATGGTAAATGAAGGTCGTAAGCTAATGCTTAAGAATGAAAACAACTCTATGGACTGTGTAATTAGTATTAACTTACTTAAGCACATTATACCTGGTTATGATAATATGTCATTCTTAGAGGCTAGACAATGGTTAATTGATAATCATATTATTGGCGATAATGCTTCACCTTCAAGTATGGCTTATCGTGTACCAACACAAGGTATGTCTTCTATTGCTGCTCTTACTATTAGGGATGTAGTAATGTCTCAAGCAGGAGATATTATAATACTACCTGATGAATTTACTGCAAGAACTGGTTCTGACTTCGATATTGATAAATTGTTCTTAACCCGTTATAACTATACTACAAAACGTTCTAATAAACTTGGTAGAAATGCTACTAATGTTGAAAAAGAAAATGCTTTAAAAGGGTATGATGCTTGGGCAGATGAAGTATTAGCTATTCGTAATGGAGAACCTGTTACAAGGAGAAACTCAATGAAGGCTTCTGAAGCTATAAACGAATACCTAGAAAGTAAGAATTCTAATATACGTTATGATATTGTAGACGGTAGCTATAAAGTATATGAGTATGTAACTGCTAAAACTGAATATAACTTTGATAAACCTATGTCAGAGAATAGTCAAGGAGCAATAGAAAATCTACTTATTGATACATTTATGGCTTCATTACTCGATCCTAAGAATGTACACGATACTACTAGACCTCTTGACGTACCTGTAAATATCATGAAGAAAGGTATTGTAGAAGTATATTTCCCAGATGTTAAGAATAATCAAGCTCTATTTGAATACACAGAAGCATATCAGGATAATTTAAAACAAGACTTTGCTGATAGTAAATCAGGTATTGGTCCTTTTGCTTTGAATAACCCTCATCATGTATTAGGTCAATTAGTAGAGTTAGTAATGCAAGCACCAGAGTATATGCCTAAATTTGGTAATTTGCATAGAGTGTCTGGTGTAGATGATATTCATATCCTTGACTGGTTGTCTGCATTGATTAGTGCTCACGTAGACGTTGCTAAAGATAACTATATTATTAAACTGAATGTAAATACATTTACTTATAATGTCACTAACTTGCTACTAAGAAGTGGCGCTGGTAAGAACACTATGTATTTTGTATCTCAAGAGATAATGAAACGCATGGCACAGGATTATATTCAGAGTAAAGGTACTTATGCTATCGATTCTACTAAATCATTCCAGAGTAGGTATAATGAGAAAGAGAAAGCTATTCTTGAAGAGTTTACTAAGAAAGCTAATCAAGCGGCTACTAATAAAATTCAGAGAGATGCTATAACAAATCTTTTAAATAATGATAAACTTAGTTGTGATGAATTATTTGAAATACCTGAAGCTGGTAAGTTAGGTTATCTTGAGAATCTATTGCGTAAAGCCAATGAGAAAGAAAAAGATTTTGACTATTACTATGGACAACTTCTTGTATATAAGATGTATAAACAGATAGATCCTATGGCTAGAGCCTTATCAGATCTCGTTAAAGCATCACAGGTTGATACTAAGAAGTTTGGTAAAAATGCTATAGAAATGCGTCAATTCTTAGATAAAATAGCTGATGTACAGTCATCTCCTTACTTTACTCCAGAAATGATAGACAAATTCTATAAAGATACCTTCTTACAAAAGAAGATTGACAATAGTATTATATTTACTTTAAATCTATTAGGTAATATAAATATCCAGAGTAAAGATAAATATTATAATAAGTTTAGGTCTTTTGTTAATGCAAGTGGGTTAGCAACTATATCTAATAAACAAGCTATTACTGCTATTACCAATGCTATAGACTCTTTCTGGAGATCAACAGCTTTATATGCTGACTCTTCTAGTCCACTTATTAATAGTATGAGAGAGCTTAATAGACTGTTTATTGGTACAGATAGTATAGCTAAGAGATTAAATAGACTGAAAAAGGATATACTTGCTGATAAAGCTAATAATGGTAATAAGTATCCTATGATATCTGTTACTAATGGTAGAATCAGTAATCTATTCCTTAACAGTATAACAGGTGTTACAGATACTACTAATAAAGGTATAGATTATATTCGCCTTGACTATTCTGATGATATTAATTCTAATGCGAGTAGACAAATACGTGAATACTGGCAAGAGTTATTAGATAGTAATGTACCAGAATTACATGATTTTGCATATGATTTAATTCGCTATGCAGTGTTTAGCGGTACAGGTATCAAACATCTTAATTCACTATTTGACTTTATTCCTCAAAGGGCTTTAGAAGAAATAGGTTATTTTGATGCAGTACGTAATATAGAAGATGATACTGTAGATTTTGATCTCTTGTTCACTAAGGAAGATATAGATGAAATCTATCGTAATAACTGGCAGAATGATACATTAGTACCTACTGTAAATTTAACAAGGAAAGGTATATATAAACTTACTGCTGTTGTTAGAGGCAAGTTAACCAATGTTGCCTTTAAAGGTTCTGATAAACGAGCTTTATGTAAGAATTTAGAAGGTATATCTATTTATCATCCTTATGTTAAGGTAAGAAATAATAGGTCTACTGGTAATTTTGATTTATATAAGTATATCGGTACTTTTGTAAAGGATGATGGCAAACAGATTATTGAAAAGCCTGTATACATACTTGTTAATAAGAAAGGGTACAGAGAAGGTGGTAAAGGTATGGTAACAGAATATTTAAGTAAATGGGTAGTTGGTGAAACAGCATCAAGATACTCTATAATACCTGGCAACAATGTTGCTCCTAGTTATTCAAATTATGGTGGTAATTTCTTAGAAGATGTACCAGAACTGATTAACAACAATGTTATACCTAAACTTAATTCTCAAACCAATGATGTTACTAAAGCTGGGTTAGATGGTGTATTCCATCCAGCAAGTAGTATAGATTATATGTTTGGTCTTGATGGTAATAATAATGATATTAGATATCAATTGAATGAGGAAATGAGTGAAGATGGTGAAGTAGAACAAGCATCTGAAGTTAGACCTACTACAGAGGGACAATCTACAGAAACTACTAGTGATTTTAATGATAAAAATGAATTTCCTACTGATGAAATGAATCATTGTATTAAAAGTTAATCATATATGAGTATAATTTGTCCTAATTTAAAAAACGAAGAAGTTGCAAGAGAATTCGAAGAATTAAAAAATGCAACTAGTGAAGCAGCGGCTTATCATATATGGTCGCTTAACAATGGTAATAGCATAGATAAGGCTCCCAATGGGGAGCCATCTAAGCTATTTTCAGACCTTTTAGAGCATTATAATGGTGATAGAGTAGCTGCTATTCAAGCTAAGGCTAGAACTTATTCTAACAGCTTTAAAGAATGGTTTGGCAATTGGCAATCTGAAGATAAAACTAATGTATCCAAAGTAGTAGATGAAAATGGGGAACCTTTGGTGGTATATCATGGTGGTGAATCAAATATTAATACATTTTTAAATAGAAAGGATAATAGTAATTATGAAAATACTAAACATCAAGGATATTCTAATAAGGACAGGGTTGGGATTTATTTTAGTAAATACAAAGATATCGCAGAAAATTATAAAAGACCATATGGTAAATCTGGTCAGATATACCCGGTATTTCTAAGAATACGCTCACCAAAAAATGTATCATTTAAAGAGACACTAAAAAATAGACTGATAAGATTTGGTACGTTTGGGTTAGTAAGTAAACCTACTGTAGATAATATTAGAGATTCTGAATTGAACACCTTATACGCAAATTATGATGGAGTGAATCATTCTTCTGGTACGGAATATGTAGTTTTTGATTCAAATCAAGTAAAATCAATAGATAATCAAGGTACATTCTCTACTCAGGATAATAATATATATAATCAGATTGAACCATTAATGTATAAGATTATAGACTTTCAATCTGACTTACATAAGAATAATACGATTAAATACAATCCTAATAGGGAATACAATAGTGATAACTATACAAATAATCAAGTAATAACAAAAGTTATTTCTAATAGTAAGGATTTATTAGATAACTCTAGATCTAAAATGGCTACTGTACTTAGGGATGTTGCTAATAAAATAAACATGCATCCAGTGTCCATTGAATATACAGATAGACCATTAAATGAGATATATCCTGAAGCTACTTATTGGACACCTGCTATATACGATAGAGCAACAAATAAGATTGTAGTAAATACTACTGGTGACTTTAGTAGATATGGTTCATTAGAAAACGTATTACTACACGAAATAGCTCATGCTATTACTCTAGACTCTTTAGCAGCAGATACAGAAGCAGCTAATGAACTTAGAGCTATACAGAAAGAGTATGCAGCTACTCATGAAGACCATGCTAGTAAAAATGTATATGAGTTTGCAGCTGAGTTGTTCTCTAATCCTGAAGTAATCCACAATATGCAGGACTTCCCTGCACCTACTGGTAAAAAGACTATACTACAAAAGTTAATGGATTGGTTTAAGAGATTGTTTGGTAAGAATACTACTCATGAGAATCTTATAAACAAAATAGTAGAAAATGTAATTGAATACAATGCTTATCAAACATTAGAGCATAATGAAAATACTGATGATTATATACCTTTAGCGTTACCTGCTGCAAGTAAACGTGAAGAGATTGCTGCTACTAAGTTGATGTCTACTTTTGATTCCATAGTAAAGACATTAGAAATACGTACTCAATCTATGCAGTATAACCCTATTGATGATTCATTTGATAGAAGAGAAACTGTTAGAAATACAAGTGTTTTCAATAGATTAAATAATCTTTCTAATACTGTAAAGAATATTACTGATCCTAATAGTATGCTTGATGTGCTTAATGGTAGTATTGAGTATATGAATAGTGTAATAGACTCATTAGCTGAAGCAGAGAAAGTTCTTGATAACATTAATGAGAAGATTGAGAATGCTAAGACGATGGGTGATGAAGCAACTACTAATAAGTATAGAGTAGCACTAGATAACTTTGGTGCTGAATATTTATATCCTCATGAAGCTAACTTGAATAATCTATATGAGACAGTATTCTCACAGGAGTTTAATGATGCTATATACGAATCACTACTTGGTACTAATGTATTTAATGATATTAGACAGACTTTAAATGCTTTAAGAGCTGAGTTCAGTTCAATTAAGATGGATAGTAGAAATAATATTGGTTGGAAGTATAAAAACACAGTTATTAGAACTCTTACTAACTTCTTAAAAGGTGAAATGGAAGAAGCGAACGATCCTCGTATAGAAAGTGCACTAATGAACTGGTTAAGTTTTGATTCTGATATCTCGACTTATCATAAGTATGCAGGTTTACCAAATAGTACAAATAATGTTGTTATTTCTTCTGTTAGAAAGGTTATAGGTGATGTAAACAATGAAGTTCATAAGAAAGTATATCACAAGTATGCTGAACTTATGGGTTTAGCTGCTGCTACAAGAGATCACCTATTGCTGTTTGAAAGAAACTCTAAAGGTAAAAAAACAGGTTATATCATTAGAGATAGAAAGTATGGTGAATATCAAAATGATAAGTATAATTGGCGTAAGAAATGGTTAAAAGACCATAAATTAGCTAGTGTAGATGAGTTGAAACTTGATCAAAATCTATGGTTAGAATATCAGAGAGCGTATAATGACTGGAAATCTAAACATGCTGAAAGAAAATATACTCCTGAGTTCTACGATATATTTGCTAATCTTAGCATAGAAGCTAATCAAGCATTATCCGAAGTAAATATAGATATTGATAATTTGCTTAAGCCTTACTTAGATAATGTTACTAAGAAACCTAGATTTGAAAACATGTCTCAAGATGATTACGATAAGTATCAAAGACTACTTGAGAAGAAAAGGAATTTAGCTAACCCATATGATGCTCTTACAGGCGAAATAAAGCCAGAAGATAGCGTAGAGTATAAGATAGCTATGGAACTTACAGAAGCTTATGAAAAGCTCCGTAAAGGGCTTAAATCAAAGGCTAATATGGCTGCTTTCATGGCTGAGATGGAGAAAATGAGAGAAATAGAAGGATATACTCCTGATGGTAGATACACTATCTATGAGGCTTGGTTAGAAAGAAATACGAGATGGGAATATACTCCAGAATTTGAAGCTCTTGTATCTAAACAGAATAAGAAAGATTACGGAGAGATATATGACAGACTATATCAAGCAAGAACTAATCTCTTAAAACTTTACAGAACCGATAGATACGAAGTAGATTATGTTCGTATGCCACAAGAAGTAAAAGAGAAGATTAGAGAACTTGATATAGCTATGTATAGAATCCGTCGTAAATCAGGTAAGTTAGGTGGTGGTAGAAGACTGTTTAAGTCTGAACTTAGTGATATAGCTAAAGATAATGGTGGTAAAGATGCAGTATCTCCTGATGATATATGGGTAGATGATAAAGGTGTCAAGCATTACTTCTCTTATATGACCACAGTAAAACCAATAAATGATAAGTACATGCATAGAGTACCTAATAATAATTGGGCTGAGACATCTGAAGAATCTGCTTTCTATAATCCTAATTATGATCCTACTATACCTGAAGCTGAACAGCCTAAATTAGAGTTATATGATAACAGAAAAGATTACAATGCTGTTATGAGAAACACTAATTTATCTAAGCTTAGACAGGCTTTAATAGATACCATAGGAGAAACTAATGCTAAATTAACTCATACCAATTATCGTAATGATTACAAGTTACCACAGATACCTGGTACTATATGGAACTACATAAGTGGTAAAGGTTTAGTTACCGGAGTAAGAGATTATATGTTAGATGCTTTTGCTATTACTCCAGATGATGAATTACATGGTGTAAAGAATAAAGTAAGACCTAATGGTACTGAAATTAATATTATGCCTACTCAATATACCACTATGTTAGCAGATCCTTCTGTAGGTACTAATGATTTAGTTGGAGCAGTAATGCGTTACTATAGAATGGGCTGTAACTACGAAGCTAAAAAGAAAGTAGCTCCTCAGTTGAATTTGTTAGATGAAACTATTAAAAGAGAAGGTAAGGTAGTAAAGAGTCAAAATATTGTATCTGCCGCAAATTCTAATCTTAGTAATGTAATACATGAGTATATTTCTTATCACTTATATGGTAGACGAACCGCATTACCTGAAATTACTATAGGTAATCATCGTATTTCATTAGATAAGATTTTTAGACACTTTGCTACATGGGGTAGAGATATAGGTTTGTCTTGGAACTTACGTTCAGCTATATCAGGTGGTGTATCTGCATGGTCTTTTTATGCTGCTGATGCCTATATTAATAGGCATATGAATGTCCGTGATTTTACTCTTGGTAATGCTGAATTAGCTAAAGAATTACTTACTCTTAAAACTTTGAGACAGCTTGGTAAGAATATGGGGGACAGTGATTTAGTATCTATGCTTGAATACAATGGGTTATCATTTAATCAGGAAAAAGATATGGCTAATACCAATAGATGGAGAGTTGGTAGAATGATAACAAGAACTATAGAATCATATTCTGCATTTAAACTAATGTCTTTCTTACCTAACTCTGTGTTTATGAGAGGGATCTATAACAACTATAGATTGCTCGAATTAGAAGATGGTAATAAGCATTTTATTTCTGAGAATGATTTTCTTTATAACCATTTTCCTGAACAGTCTATAGAAGAAAAGAGAGCTATCTATAATTCTACTAAAACTACATTATGGTCAGCATATGATAAGAAAGGCGGAGTTAAGATAAAACCAGAGTATAAGAAGTATGTAACTAAAGAGTTAGAGAATGAGATAAGTGATAAGTTAGGTAATATATCCAGTCATGCAGAAGGTATGGTTGAAACTGCTGATAAATCAGGTATACATTTACATACTGCACTTTCTACTATACTGATGTTCCGTGCTTTTCTACCGAAAAATATAGAAAATACATGGAATCCAGCATATTGGAATTACCAAACAAAGGAACTTGCTATAGGTACAGCAATGGCTTATTGGTATGGATGGCTTTACGGAGCTAATAACTGGGGTATAAAAGCAATAAGAGCTCTTACATTTAGAAATAAGGAAAGAGATATATCTGAGTTATCTGATAAATTTAATGTTAGTGAAAGTTATACAAGGAAACAAATTGAAACTTATGCTAAGAGATTTAATGCTCAGGTATTTACTTATATATTCTGGCTTACTCTATTTAATGCTTTAGGTATGATAGGTAGTACAGGACCTGATGATGATTATTGGTATCAAAATATTCTCATGCTTGAATTAAAGAAAATCTCACTTGAATCAGGTTCAAGATATAATGTTATGAATATTGCTGATATATTTAACTCAGTATCTCCATTACTAAAGACTGTAGAGGATATAGGTACTGCATTTAGTCCTTGGTCTTACTTCAAAGAAAGGAAATATAAGAAGATTAAAAAGGGAGCTTTTAAAGGTCTGTATGGCTGGCAAAGAGACTTTATTAAAGTTATTCCTTGGCTTAATGCTTATTATAATATGAAGAATCCAGGAGAAAAATTACGAGACTTACAGAATCGTATTGGTAGATAAACAAAAAGGGGAGCGTTTCACAACGGTCCCCTTTCTTATTACAATTAATATTAAAACAACTAAATTACAGCGACTATTCAAAGTAACTCATATCTTCTAAACATGGGCTAATCTGAATATTTATATCTTGTTCCTCAATATAATTGAGTGTAAATACTTCATTTTTACTTTCTAAGTTTACATCTTCAAATACTATCATAGTTCTATCGGTTTTATTAGAGTCAATTGAATATACCGAAGTAAATATAAATATTTGTTTCTTTACTTCATCTGATAGTAAGTGATAATACTTATTCTCTACCAGTGATATTAATCTTCTCTGTGTTGGGTTTATTCGGAGAATAAATACTGTATGGTAATCTATTTCTCCTTTATAACGATACTTACCTATAAATAGTTTGTGATTACTAACTTTTTGTACTATATTTGTATACTCTAAGTGTGATAGGCCTTTGTAGTCTATATAGATATTGTCATCTTTTATCCAATACTTTGTATACTTATACAATACAAGATTTACATATGAAGCATTAAAGAATAGAGCTATCACAGCATTCATTGTATATCTCTGATCCATCTCCCTCATAGTAATTACGAGAGTAATCCCATAAATTGTTCTGTTTGTGCCAACAGATTTGTTCGATAGTATCTGATATTAACGTAAGTTTTGCTTCAATAGATTCTGGTGTAAACTTAAATACTTTTACTTCATAACCATTATTGCTTTGTATAGCAATGATATATGTTTCATAAGTATATTCAGCAATATCTTTTTGTAATTCGTACTTAAAGTACCAATGAATAGCTAACCAATAATAGGCTAATTGTCTACGATAGTCATACTCTTCAATAGAATGCTTAAAATTGTTTACATCAGCAGTAGTTTTTAAGTCTACTAAGATAATCTTTTTCTCTGTATGATCGATTATTAATCTATCTAACAAAGACTTACACGATAGCTGATAGTTTTGGAAAGTTTTTGGAAATTCCCAATTTATGTGAAACTCATTGTTTTGTTCACACGTATTTGGTAAGTTATATAGTAATTCGTTTGCTTTCTTATGCTTCTCAAGATTACTCTTGATTGTTTTTAGCATCTGAAGATCTGCAAACGATATTACTTTCATCTCAGTTTGCCTCTCAGTCTTAAGATATTCAATATAGTTCTCTAGCTTTTTAGCCATTTCCTTGGCTTCTAAGAGCACTTTATCATTACTCTTACCTTTTGTACTATAAGCAGCTGAATAAGCCTTTATAAGGGCTAAATCAGGGTCTATTTCTACAGTACCAACTAGATTCTCAGCAAATAATTGTTGCTGTTTACTACTTGGAGTATCAAAGTCTAATATTCGATAATGAGCCCAGAATTCATCTGGTTGAAGTATATACATATGTATCATAGTTCCTTTATCTAAATAACTAGCTTTAAGACCTTCAGCGGTTCCGTCTAACGTATCTTTCAAGCATCTTGGGCCCTTTTTTATAAAAACTCCTAAATTACTATTAGAGATACGCGTCATATCTTCATAATAAGGTATACTTAAATCCATAATCAACCGTCTTCCTCGTCATCATTATTTTCTTCTTCTAATCCTATAAAGGTAAATTCTCTTTTTGGACCAAAATCAATAATGAGATCAAAATTCAAAATATTAGTTTTCATAGGCTTTTATCTTCTTTATACATTCTTCTGTTTCCTTATGATTATGTACTATGAAAAGCATATATTTCTTATCTAAATTATTTAATTTAAGATAATACATAAATAACTTCCATTTATAAGGAAACACATCATTCGGCCTACCTTTTGCTTCGATTATAAAGTTGTTACCAACAAAATCTGGAGTATAAGTCATAGGCCGAATTTTTTTATCTTGAAACTGAAATGAAGGTATAAGTTCAAACTTAATAGGTTCATATTCAGCTTTTAACTTCTCTTCTTTAAGTCTAGAGTAAACATAACCTTCTAATTTACTCTTGAATGATATTCCGTCTATCTGAATTGGAGTAGCATTCTTGACTTTTTTGTTTACTGAGTTTTTCTTCTTCTTTATCATGCATATATGATTTAAATATAAACATGAACGTAGTAAGATTTACTATGTTGCTGATAGTACAGCATAAGAAGCAGAAACATATTAATTCAAAAATACTACAGGTTAACGTAGTATTAAGTATGTCTAAACTCATGATTGTTCTTTTTCAATCTTATCTGCCATTTCAGACAGTTCCTTTTTTAATTCTTTAAGTTCTTTAATCTTATCATCTAAGCGTTTTTCACTTGAATCAGCTTGATTGTTAATCAAACGATTAATTTTAGTATTTGTCTCTTTATCAAAGAAATGCATAATAATACCAAAGAATACAGAGATCAATAGAAAAAGAACTGTTGGAATTGCAAACAACCAAGAAATTGCTGTGCAAATACCGTTTTTAGCTTTAATTAGAAAATTCTTCATATCTTTTTAATGTTTGGTTTAGCCATTCGCGAATTACTTCAAAACTATTATTTTTTATAGCATCGCTAATGTCTTTACTTTTAAACTTTTTATGCACTAGAAAGCAATTTAAGCCTGTTTTAAGGCTTATTTTGCGCATATTTTTAATACCAGGAGCATCTCTATCAAAACATATTAAAATATGCTTAAAACGCTTCTTTAATACCTCTAAGGCGTTATCTGGTATAAATGTAGATTCAGAAGAGGGAGATATTGCATTATACCCTAACTCTTTAAGACACATTACATCCTTCATAGATTTAGTAATAATTAATAGATTACCTTTTTCTGGTAATTGAGCATAACCTTGTATATCATACTCTGTTAAATTATTACGCCATTTAGTGTATTTATCTGCTAAAGGTCTATAAATTTTGAAATGATCATATACTTTATAAGCATACATAGGATTCTCATCTTTATATATACCCTTTACTATACCGTTACATAAATAATATTTAATACTATTTACATTGTATAGTTTTAAAGTATCGATAGATATATGAAACTGTGACC